TTGCAGGCAACGAATATGACCTACTGGTGGAGGACGACGAAGAATGATCTCGACGATTGACGGAATCGTGGTTGGAGGGTCGTACCGCCTCCACCACACGCTCACTTCTCGCATTGCTGGAGGCGAATCGATTCCAGTGGACCTGAGTGGAGCGCTAGAGATCCGCTTCGATGTGCGTGATGGTGACGCTATTGCATGGTCGCGATCCATGGAGCGCGCTACGACTGGAGATGCTTGGACATCAGCCGGGGTAGAGTTCGCGTCGGATGGGGAGGATGGTCGCATCGTAACCAGCTTCGACACTCAGCTTGAGGTTGGGAGGTTCAGTGCTCGCTACTTCGTTCGCTGGCCAGACGGTCTAGGCCCTCAGGAGATGGGAGACGCTCTGTTCTGGCCACGCTCTCACCCTCTCGTTTTCGAGGTTCAGAATCCGTGACACACGCGAACTCTATCCACGTCCCTGGCACTAAGCCCCAGGGCAAGGCGTGGTGAATCGAAATGGATCGTGAGGGCCGAAGCGATGGGTCCCAGACACGAGGCCTCCGGGCAAGGCGTTGCTGTCGCGGTGGCGGCGTTCAGAGTGCTGACAACCGGACTGGTCCCGGGAACGAATCCCCCGAGCAAGGCATGATCGTGTAGGTCCGTGGCAACACTGGTTCCGGTCTGTCCCAGACACGAGGCCTCTGGGCAAGGCATGGATGTCCATCCACCAGTTCGGGTCCCTGGTATGAAGCCCCCGGGCAAGGCATGGATGGAGTCATCGCCATCAATCACACACGGCCGAGCCAGGTCCCAGAAACGAAGCCTCCAGGCAAGGCATGGATGAGGATGATGGGAGAGCTGAGCGACAGGTTGATGGCGGCACGGTCCCAGACACGAGGCCTCCGGGCAAGGCGTTGCTGTCGTCCGAACACTCTGACTGGCAATGGCGCGCTAACGGTCCCAGACACGAGGCCTCTGGGCAAGGCGTGGATGCGACCGGTACCCACGGGGTGACTTCGGCCCCGCACAGTCCCAGACACGAGGCCTATGGGCAAGGCGTGGATGTTGACGTCATCGTTCACGTACTCAGCAGGGGCCAGGGTCCCAGACACGAGGCCTCTGGGCAAGGCGTAGATTCGCCCAATCAGAAACGGTAAGTTTCCAATGACATGAAGCGTGCTTTGCGATCGGTTCAGATCAAGTTGTAGCTGACCTGGTACCGATGCGCAAAGCGATGTTTAACGAGTTTGTTCAGCGTCACCACCGGACCTCTCGCGCATGAAGGAGATCATATTGATACTGGCATTTTCGTCCTGATCCCACTCGGTGCGGCACTGGCCACACTCGTGGGTGACGCTGCGTTCTGGAGCCCATGTATCGTCATCTCGACAGTCATGTCCACACACGTGGCATGTGTACGTTGAGCCCGCCGCGTTGATTTTGTGCACGCGGCTCTTTCCGCATGCGTTGTATATCGCGTCTCGGAGCGTGCTAACACACGCCAGGGTTCTGTAGTGGTTTGCCCGCTTCTCCTGTTCAGATGCTCCGTCCCGAAGGCGGGACACGTTGCGAAGATCGAAATCTTCCAACACGACGTCTGAGTATCGAGTAGCAATCTGCTTTGCCCAGCATCGGAAAATCTCTTTCCGAGCAGCGATAGCCTTCAGTCGGAGAGATGACTCCCACATGTAGATATGCTTGTTTTTCTTGCGCCACCACTCGAGATAGAGCCACGTGAGCTCTGACCCGGAAACGCCTCTGGATGCCAGCCACGACTCGATCACCTCTCGAGTGTCCAGGAGGTCCATCCTTGAAGCCTTTCTTTCTCGCTCCCAGTCGTGCCAAAGCGACTGGGAGTTTTTGATTTCAGATACGCGACGCCACACGATCGTGGCGAGCCTACGAGGAGACCTCCACTGGGCGTGGTACTGACCCTCTTCGCGGACCCATTCTGGAGTGTCGTCCGCATCCATCAGGTCGCGGAATGCCGACTTGGCGTCAGCAAAAACAGTGTCCGTAACGCTTCGTAGCGCGTCGGGATGCACGAGCTTCTTTACTAGCTGCTCTGGGATCAGCAGCTCTTGCCTATGCCCATCCTCTCCTCGGAGAAATCCGACACGCAGCCCGTGGTCTGGGATATGGCGCCAACCGAAATCGATGGCACATGCTCCCTGTCCCGATGCAGTCCTAGACAGGTCTCCATCGAGTGTCAACTGGAGGCTGTACGTTGTCTCTCCTCCGTGGCGTCGCACCTGAAGCCACGCCCATGTGATCGACGTATTTGCTGGGAGAGGCTGGTGCATCCAGACTCGAAGCTCAGCCCAGACCGGCATGCGTCCGTCTGAGCCGCATCGAATGCGTGCTCGCGTTTCGCAGTATTTTCTAGGTTTTCTTCGGGGGCGCCCCCGATCATCCCAGGTATTCGATGGAAGTCGATCTACCTGGAGCATCGTTGACGCCTGTTGGAAAAGCCCCTCTGTAGAGAGTTTGCGAAGCTGTACGGCAACCTTCCCTCCGCCGTCCCATCTGCGTCGATGGAGGAGTCCAGCCGCGCGTTTCTTCCGAGCGGAATCAAATGCCCGCTCGGCCATGAGATAGGTTCCGGCGGTGCACCCGGTTGTCCCTCGCAGCGCTTTGCTCTTCGCCAAGGCATCAGCCTCGAGAGCCACGACGGCACGATAGAACTCGCTGAGTGAATCGTCAGCCAAAAGCTCAGCTGTCACCTCTTCGTTGAGTCGCTCAGCTATCCTCGGAGCCACGGCGAGCTTTTTCCCGTCCGCTCCAACTCCACGCTTGGCGCAGTCTAGCTCTTCTTTGCGGGCATGACCCGGAGCCAGCATCTCGTTGCCGGTAGCTCGAAGGGAGCGTGCACGTGCTCGCGGTGCTTTCAGCGCTTTCTTGATTCGCGCAACCTCGGGGCAGCGCTTCGGGGAAGGCCCTTTACCGGTGCGGGCGGCAAGGTTTGCAGCTTCGGTTGCTGCCGCAAGCTCAGCTTCGAGAGGAGCGATCTCTTCCTCTGCCTCAACGAGACCTGGGACCGCACTTCTTCGCGCCGCGTCGTATGCCAGACGTCGAGCGTTCTCGATGTCTACCAGACCATTGTAGTGGTCGTGGTAGGCCTGTATCTGTCCCTGCACAGACTCCATAGAGTCTGTGTCTAGTGGTGAACAACCGAATGAATAGACACGGGGGCTCATGTTCCACCCAATCTACAGACTAGAGCGCGGACTGCAGTCTCGCGTTCATATGACCAGGCGAACCCGCGCCGCTCGAGTAGCCATCTAGCGGCGTTGCCTCGAACCCGCTTAAAGCGCCCGCGTTCCTTATTTGTTAATTTTGGATCTGCAACGAATTCCTCCCATCGCGCCTCATCTGTGGTTGATTCCTGGTGACTCGCTACCGCACGAGCGAGGATTTCGGTACGCTGCTCTCTATCGTAGCCGATGATGACCTCTTTCCGCGTGTAAGTAACAACTGCGTGAGGGACACCATCGACATCGACGGTCCCCTCATATGTTACACGGTCCCAATTTAGATTGCACTCTTCGCGAGCGATTTCTCGCTCACTAATCGGCCACTCTGCACCGTAGTCGTCACGGACAACCATCTTCCACCAGACGGCCTTCAGCGGTCGCACGTCAACCGTATCACCGCTGCGGTTGGTGTGCGCTGAACACACCACTCCGTCTTCCATGACTACTAGGAATCTTTGCATGATGATATCCACTCCTCGACAGCAGCACGAACGGCTGCCTCGCGACTCATTGAGTTTCCTTGTGCGGCCGCGTCAAGCGCAGCCAGTTGGCTGTCCGACATGCGGACAACGAAAGAGCGCTGCCTGCGAGTCGATCCGGATCGGTTCCCGTATGGCCTCCTTTCAGGAGGATCGACGCGAGTCCCAACACCGGCGCGATCGACACGAACAACCGCTACAGCACCACTTCCACCACCGGAACGTGCATAATCTAAAATCGCTCTCCACGCCGCGTCCAGTGTGCGCCTGCTCTTCCAGGCTCCGTCAATACGGGTGGCGAAAGGTCCATCTATTCTTTTTGGAATTCTCATTTCATTTCGTACCCAATCAGGCGGCAGCTCGAGAGCCCTGCATCTCCTCGACACCGCACTCTGCTGCAATTTCGACCCAACGCGGGCGATCCGCCACCTCGGCCGCGACAGTCCGCTGGAACGGATGCGGTGGACACGACTCAAGCCATAGCGCGAACTGTGCCGCGTCCGCCTCGTCGAGCATGATGCTCCAATGGATATCGGTGGCGTCCTCCCAGGACTCGAGCACCAAATTCCGCCACACGGATTCGGGCATGCCTGCCACCTCGGACACCCACTGCTCGGCAACCTCGCGCGGCAGCGTGTGAACGTCGGCCGCGGCCGCGAACCGGTCGTCTTCGAACGTGACCGACCACCGGTCCACGGTGACCTCCTGCATTCTGATCCAGCGCCCCGTCGCACGGACCGAGCCAGGCACAACCTCTGGACCAGTGTCCAACTGCCCATCGCCAGATCCTTTTGCGCTGGACATGAACTCCGTCCAGTGCACAGTGTTGAGCGAGAATGAGGATTCTTTCCAAGCTCGGTACCGGTGCTCTCGGTCCCCGAGTTCCGTCCAGTGATCCCACGGGACATTATATGGATCCTCTTCACCCCGCTCGGCATCCCAGATTTCCTGCGACCGAGCGTGAACGAAACCAACCTCATGGCGCGTGATTCGGTGGCCGCGGTTGTCCTCGACCTCGATCCCGCATGTCCCCCATGCGGAGATGATTTCCTGCCAACGGCTGCCGATGACAACACCGTCGGCAGTGATGAGCCACTCTGGTCGGTCAGTCCAGAGTCTGATGGCGTCGATCTCGCCGAGCTGTTGAACGGAGACAACCGTCTTGTCCGACAGGACGTCGCCAACGCGAACGTCCTGGGCTCGGAGGTACAGGTCGTCTGTACCGTCCTGTGAGACGAATAGGACGTGCCCGTTCGTAAGCTCAACCGATGCGCCGTCCGCAAACTCGATGCGGACGCCTGGGGCTCTCGTTCGACACCCGCCAACGACCATCAGCGGGTCGCGGGATAGCGGGTCGTAGGCTTCAACCTCGACCGGCCCGTGCTGAAGCCGATCGTAGATCTCGGCGGCGGAGAGTGATCCGCTGCCTGCCGTCCGAAGCATGGTGCTGGGAGACATGCATGACGATTCCATGACGAGCGCGATACCAACGTATATATTCCACATTGCTAGCTACATCCAAAAAACGTTTACGTGACTCATCCCACTGTGTCTGGGGCATAGATGCTCGGAAGTCCGTATTTCTGCCTCGTCTGTTGCTCCAGGGCGATTGCTCGGCGCAAAGCCGAGTCGTCGGCGCACAACGCACAACGATCCGCCGCTCTGTAGTGCATCGCGCCTCCGGAGTACCGGCCACGACCGTATCTGATTGCGTACTCATGGTCGGCAAAAGCCGACTCGCTAACCCGCGGAACCGAGTAGTCCGCGGCGTACACAGTTCTCTCGTCGTCCGTCGCCCCGGGGCGGATGCCCCAGGCGAGGACCAGCGGGAAGTACGGCATGTCGGTACGGATATACCATCCCTCCGACGCGAACCGGAACTGTCCGTGCCCCCACAGCCCGTACTGCGTGAGGAGACTCACATCGCAGCACGGCTCGTCTGGGTAGAGTGCGACCCCCTCGTCCAAGCTCTCGGGGCGGGGGTAGCCTTCATCATCAACGAGAGTGGCGTAGGGCCCTATTTCACGCATGTTTGCTCCTCTTCACGGCGCGCATGGCGCAAGTCTGAAATCTCGTCCAGAAGCGCATCGCGCTCTCTTCCGAGACGCCGAACTTCGATCTCGGTGCCCGGGCCAACGAAGACCGGAACCTGCACCAGGCGAGCTGGCGGGCACGCCGCTAGCCAGCGTTCTCGCATTTGAGCGGCTCTCTCCTCTCGCTGAGCAGCGCGGCGTTGAACGAACGCCATGCTGCTGGCGAGCTCGGCGCATTTGCGTCGTTGTTCGTCACGCTCTGCGCGCAGGGTTTCGTGACGGCGGTCGCGCTCTTCGAGCTCCGACTGCATGCGGTCGCGTTCCAATCGCATTCGTTCGATCTCGGCGAGTAGCGCGATCTCACGCTCCACAGCGGGGGCCATCTCGCACAACGCCTCTCGCAGGAGTTGCGTTGGATCGTCGCCTAGCGTCAGCGCCGTTAGCGCTGCGGAGACTTTTTCGAATATCGTTTTCATCTCCACCTCCGTGAGAGATCCCATTTTGGCTCATTGTCGCGCCAGGCGACATACTTCTGGACCTCCGGGTCCTTGTCCCTGCGTAGCTTGCGCACGCAGGAACGCGGACCCCAATACGCGACCCCTGCGCGGACATCAGAACAAGGGTCGGCGAGAAGATCGAAACATATCCCAGGATGGTTGCTATAAGCAACCGCCTCCCGGACACCAGGGTCTGGGTCGGATGCGAGCGTCCTCAGTACCTCGAGAGGGATCGCGCTCACGTCTTCGTTGTACGCATCCGAACAGGTTCTGGAGACCTGAGCACGAACCTGGGGATCCTGATCAGCGGCGAGTATTGGCACGAGGTCCCGCGCAAGTCCTCGGCGCGCCTCCTCGTAGAGGCCGTGAGCCGCGAGGTCACGAACGACTCGCTTTTGGATCATGTTCATTGTCTCTCCTATCGTTGTCATCACGACCAATCCTCCACCCATGCCTCAAATGAGGCACATCCGTCGCAGGTTAGATCGACGGCAAATCTGCCGTCTAGACTTCTGTTCGGTACTATCCTGTGCTTGTCTGCCAGCGCGACGAGCCCCGCTTCAGCGGCCACTACATTCTGATACCAAGTGTGCGATGACCCCGTGCGCCATCGAACTTTCAGCATTGCTCCGCCGTCGGGCGTGTCCGCGACGCGCCCGTCGCGATCGCTCCAGACTTTAATCCCGGTGCCAGCGCGTCGGGCTAGCTCCGAGTTGATCTCAGCGCGGAGCGCCAAGAGCTCGTCATTTGTTCGTTGCTTCATCCTCCACCCATTGCGTCGTCTCCAGTCGGTGGCACTCAGGCCCCCGCTACCCCCCGCTCGTATGATGAGTGGGGGGTGGCTGAGGTCTCAGGCTAGCTCGCTCTCAGCGTGCTCAATCAGCCGCTTCTGGATCCACTCACGCCCAGCGTCGGAGACGTGAGTGAAAAACTCGCACTCGGAGACGTAGGCGTGAACCGCGTCGCCCAAATCGTCCAATCCTGACATGAATTCGCTGGGGTTCTGTCCACAGTACAGCTCCCAGAGTTGTGACGAAGACATCTCGTCGTTCGTGAAAACTTCTCGAGGAACGTCATGCGCTATTGCGCCTGTCATGGTGACCTCCTCTGCCCCATCTGGGAGCTCTCGGCACTCGGAGCACTCGGAGCTGATGAGATAAATGCGCCCGCTGAGTGACGACACGTAATAGGTCTCTGTCTCTGTTCCAAAAAACGCCATTGGTCCTCCTTGGCGGGGCAACGAATCCCCGCGCTGACACCAACCATTATGCGCGCTGATATCAGCGCGCGCAACAAGAAAACGATGCGGGTGGCGATTTAGTTCACTAGTCTCCTCCTCCAGGGCTCGTAAAGCCTGGCAGGATACCGTCGAGCAGGAGGACGCCTGCCCGGTAGTCTCAACTCCTCACGGCTCCCACCCGCGCCGAGCAAGCCACTCGCTTGCCGGCGCGCGACGGAGTTCACGGACTGGGACAACGCTGACGCCAGCGTTCGCCACAGCAAGCCACTCGGGGTCGATGCCATCGAACTCAACCACCTCAGAACCAGATACCTCATTCCGGAACCAGTCGTCGCCTTCCCCTGACAGTAACAGCTCAGGGTCCGAGTAGGCGCAGACTCGACCCGGCATGACGGTGCCATCCCAGTCTTCGCTATTGTGCCCAACGAGGGCACAGCCAGCTGGCTGAATTCGGTAGTAGGTCATCGTGTCTCCGCGTCGCGGCCACTGCAGTCCCGTTCCAGGTATGGGAAATCCCCAATGTCTAGTGGGCCCCCGAAGGGGCCCTGGTTGGTCAGTGAGCCGCGCGGGTGAATCCAGCGTCTCGGATGCCGTCATAGCGAGACATCCACTCCCGAACGCTCACCACGAAGTCGTCTCCCTTGCTGTTGACGATGCGGATGGCGTCCACATCGAAGTACATGGCAGTCAGTGTGTCGTCGCCGCGGCGCCATGTGCCAAGGGTGCTGGTCTCGAACTCGGTCATCTTGGTGGTCTCTTGCGTCGTCATGATAGGTATTATACACCGTCCGCTGACGGACGCAAGAGAGAGCCGTCGATTTCCTCATTTTTCTTCGGACGCCAACTTATTACGGAGTTTCCTGGCCTCTCCTAGCACGATCGACCGCGCCCACGTGCCCGGCTTGTCGAAGCCGAGCGACTCGGCCACGATCTCCACCAACTCGCGCTCGTCGTCACTGAGCCGGAACTCTAGTCTGGCTGTCCGCCCTTGCTTGATTGCTCGTCGTGCCATCACACGGTATTGTGGTCACGGCGAACGACGGACGCAAGCAGGATCATGCACCTAGCGATTGTGACGATGGCGACCACTGAACAAGCTTGGAGTACAGTGACGGGTAGTAGTGTCTGAGCCACTGGACTGATCCCGTCATCCCATGAGCACCAGGAACCCACCACGATTTTCGCAGTCTCCACGGCTCACGCGCGTGCATGAGCGATACGCACTGATAGAGTGGAAGCAGCTCAATCCCATGCGACTCACAGTATGCGTACACGTCCAGCCCTGACCAGTCAGCAAGAGGAGTCGCTACCAACTGATTGCGAGCGTGGTAGATGAGACCACGGGTAGCTCTGTTTGCGGTGCGACCCTTGGACTCCTCAGCGCGTAGACCTAGCATGATACCGCGCCCTGCTGTTTCACCCTCGACGACGCTATAGAAGCAATCCTTACTCATTGCTGCAGCCCTTCCGTGGATATCGTCTCCAGGAGCGAGTGAGAGTCCGTTCTTGCGCATCCACTCTGCTGGGGACACAGCAGGCTCAACTATGGTGAGTTGAGCGACCCACTTACGCGCTAGGCACTCTACATAGTCACGCTCACCAGGATAGTCTAGGTCGTCCTTTTCGCTGATGACATCTATGGTGGGACAGACACCAAGCGCGAGATGTGTCATCGCAGTTGAGTCCTTCCCTCCGCTCCACATGACGATCGCGGACGGATCGCGGTCGATGAAATCGGAGACCACTGCGCGAGCCTTCTCAACTCGCCGCTTGTGATGGCGAGTTCGCGAGTGCATGCGCGCAGTCACCGACCACGACCTCCAGATGCGGCGGTCGTGGTCGGTGATGCGTGGCTCAGTCACGTTTCCAGTACTGCCCGCCTGAGCGTGTGGTGTACCAGCGGACGAAGCCGAGCTTTTCGTGCACCCGAGCGGACGCCTTGTTGTCGACGTGCGTGTACGCTACCAGAGGAACTCCGTCAGCCCAAGAGTATGCCTGCGCAGCGAGCCCGCGACCGCGGTGTGATGGGTGCACATAGATTGGTCCAACACGCCACCTTCCTCTGCCTGCTGAATGAGGGCAAAAAAAACCTACAACATCCCCTCTATCACTGAGGATCGGGTGTTTCTCCAACTCTGGCGGACGCACACGCCACCCCTCGGAAGCGGCAGCGTTGACCAGATCGTTGATCTTCATGGGGCCTCACCGAACGCTATACTGTACGTATCAGATTGCCTGGCTCCACGGTGACCAGTAAGTGTCGATTTCACCTTTCTGTGCTGCACCAATGATGGGATGTGAGCCAGCATTTTGCGCTTGTTGCGCGACAGCCACGCACCGAGCAGTAGGTCTGCGGCGTGCTGGTGGTGGCTATTGCGAGGATCGTTGTACCAGGTCGGAGCCCATGCAGAAAACCCTCGTAGTGCGTCGGTTTTCAGCGACACGCACTGCATCATGCAGAAAGACGCTGGCGACTGAGTGCGCCAAGTTTTTCCGATTGATAGCATTTCTACGTCGCGCTTCGAACGACTGAAGAATGTCACGGCTGAGACGTCGGACGCCTCAGCGTATCGGATTCCGCCCAGGCACCGATCTCCGAATTCAGGGCACAGCCACACATCGTCCTCGACCTGCAGGATCCAGCGGCGGTCCGTTGTGATTCCGAGATCGATGGTCTCTGGGAAGTCTACCCGCGCCGATGATCCTGGCTCGTGGTAGTGGACGGCAATTTGTGCTCCTCGACACTCGCGCTGCAGCTCTGCCACAAGCTGACACAGCAGATGCGACCGTTCCTCCATCGTCGGGATGACGATGGCAACGTCGCTCCACGCTACAATCTCTCCCACCATACCTCCCTCAACCTTTCCTTTCTCGTGTTTGGAACCGGGACGTTGTTCTCCCAGTCGTTGCGTAGAATTTGACGGCACTGCTGGCGGTACGTCTCTTCGTCTTGTGGCTGCTTCGAAAAGCGCTTTCGAAAGCGATCGATTTTGTCGCATGGGGTGCTGGCTAGAAGGTAGTCGCGGTAGGTCAACCACGATGGAAACGTATCCGGGAGTTCGCCTGCTGAATAAATACTCTTCTCGCGAGCATAGAGAGCCGCTGCGTGAACTCCACCAAGCCTCTTTATAAGTAGATCATATGTGTCTGGTTCGAACTCCTGAAGATCAGCCAGGCATTGAAACGCCTGCTCGTGGATGAGGTTCGACACTCGCATCCGTTTCTCGTCTGCGCCATGCTTGGCGAACATCCTATCATAGTGCGTGTTGTACGATATCCCGTTGTCTGCGATGAATTTCCAAACGTCTCCAAAAAACCAGTCGTATATCGGGTAGACACGGAATACTCCTGGGTTCTTCGTTTTCGTGCTCCAAGTCCAGTCACTGTACCCAGCAACTTTCGTTGTGGAGCGGTGGCGATTGAGCGACTCACGAGCGCGCATCCCAACCACGAAGGCTGTGGATGTCGGTGATCGCATCTCCATCCACTCGAAGAAGTCATAGAATCGAGTTGGGTATTTCTCTCCGATAGCGGTAATCGCGTTTGGGTCCTTCTCACGCATCCACTCTTCACCATCCCACCAAGCGCGCAGCCAGTACTCTGCATGGCTGGTTGCGTTGGTCATGCGAATTGGAACCTGGTACCACATCGGGTCTATACGAGTGTCGTGCATCCAGTCGCGCATGATCGACACAGTGCTTGCGTACTCCGCTTCTTGGTCAAGGAAGAACATCGATACGCGGCGGCCTCGGCGGCATGCTTCATCGATCGCCAGCTCACGGATCACCGAACTGTCCTTCCCTCCTGAAACGCTAACGACAACGTGTTTGAACTCGTCGAACACCATCGACATGCGCCTACGAGCTGCTGTAAGAACATCCTCACGCTCGCGGTTGAAATGCTTCGTGGATGCCATTGGTGAGCTCAACTAGGTAACGAAGGCGCCCGACGAGGAAATCGTCCACCTTCAGGTCAGACTGAATTGCGACGGGGTGACGGTTAGCAAAAAGCCGAGATGGTGTTGGGATCTTGCGATCCTTCAGCGCCTCTCTCGATACCGCTTCCAGCCGCTTGATGATGGCAGATGGTGTGTGCTCCTCATCGAACGCTGACGCCTTCTCTGCAGCATACCGACGGTGCCACTCCTGCGAGACGGGCACTCGAGTCACCTCGAACGACTCGAAGAACGGATGTCCATGCGCCTGAATTTTTCCGTCTGAGTACGCCTTGATCTCGGCGAGCGAAAACGGATCCTCACGGAATCCATCGAGAGACTGCTTGTAGCGGGTCTCCGCAAGATAGCTGTCCGTAAGCTCTTGGTACGGCTGTCGGATGCAGCTGAAGTGCCAGAATAGGCGCCACGGCTCTGAGATGAACATCGTGCGGTCAACCGAGATTCTCCGAACGCCGTCGATGGGGCGCATCAGGACCTGTCCGACCTTGACTCGGTTCGAAGGCGTGATGATGCGGCTCAGTCCGACTACCACAAGCGTGTCAAACCCGTGTAACTGTGACTTCCAAGAGCCCTGAAAGTCGTCCCACAGAACGATGTTGCGGCAGCTGTTCGGAGCCTCATATGATTTGTGACGAACGCACAGCGCACGCCGTGCTCGAACCGGAGCTGCTGCGGTGTCAGCACACAGTACGATCACGGGTCCCACGTCCTGGTGTACTGCTCTCCTGCGAGCAGCCTGGCAGCCCCGACCATCTGCTTCAGCCGGAGCAATTCCTCAACGCTCATACCGAGCGCGTTAGCGATCTTCTCGTCATCCCACCCGAGTTCGAGCATGCCTCGCACCAGGTGAGCCATAAGTTCCACCTGGTGCTTTCCGCGTGCCCTGTTGTGGCGCACGGTTGAAGCCATGCGGTCTGCGATCGGTCGGTCGATCACGGAGCATGGGATGTATCGGCGACCAAGCCTTGCGCCAGCGACAGTTCGACGGTGAAAGCCGTCTACTACAGTTCCGTCCGGCATCACCACGACAGCCATCGTGATGCCGTCGGCGCGCATGCTTTGTTCCAGTAGATCTAGTTCTGGGTCTGCTACCCTGTTCGGGTTGTAGTCATTCCCTTCTACGGTGTCGGTGGCGAGAAGACGAGGTGACGCGGCAGGGTCCGGGGAGATGTCGGCTACCAGCTCCCCAAGCAGCGTTGACATGGCGTTGTACAGCTCCACCCGAGCGGACTCGCTGAGGCTTGAATCGACGCACTTTCGAAGGGCAGCGAGGGCAGACTTGCTTGCCGATTTCATGATTCCCTCATCACCGGAACCCAGCACATCTGGCGTGTCGCCCGATGCCAGTACGGTGCTCGCGTCGTCGCTTCTCGTTCAATGTATTTTGACGGGTCAACGTCGGATACGCTTCCAGCAGGAACGGTTCTGGTCAAGGCTCCTCCGCGAACCAGGACGTCGCCATCTCGCGGAAGGAACTCGCAGCCATATACCCAACCCAATCCGCCACCACGAGAACGGCCCAACATTATGGAGTCGGAGAGCAGCTCACGCAGCAGCTCGACGTCCCCGTCGACGAAGAAGTCAATGTACGGCGTGACGAGAATTGGCGTCGGAAGCTGCGCGCACTTGAATGGACCCTGGTTGTATCGGACCTTCGATTTTCCTCCGATGGCGTCTGTGCGAAGCCGACGGCGCCGAACTCGAACCGCCTCGATTGCGCTGCGACACGGGTGTGCCCATGACGACAGCGACACCTTGCTGCCATTCAACTCTACGTCAGCAATCGGAATCGGGATGTCGATCTTCGGACCGGTGTAGCCGGCGAAGGCGTCGTCAGGTGTCTTTCCGGTCTCGATCATGACGACCGAACACTGTAGCGCACCCTCGAGAGTGAGTCCGTCGTAGGTGTCCCATGCGACAGGTGACCGCATCCAGCAGCGGACGGTCACCTGAGACACTCTCCTGGGCCACCACCGCTCAGCCAGAGTTGGCAGTATCGGCACTGCGCTTCCCCTTCCCGCGCTTTGCAGCCTTCTTCGTGGACGCTTGTACTGCTGGTCGCATCGCCCACTCGCGCATTTCTTCTCGTCGCCTCGCCACGTATTCCAGGTAGATGCTTGGTGGCTGTAGTTCTGGTGCTCCGCCTTGCGGCTGGTATGGCGCGAATGCCACCTTTCCGAATCCATGCGACGCTTGCGCCCCGACGTATGGAGACTCGGCGAAGGCGCTGAGCAGGTCTGATAAACACGCCTGTGTCACGTCACTGATTCCGCTCAGACCACACAGCGCGACGCGGTGTACCATCTGACAGCCGGCTACGAGCACCTCGGTGTTAAACAGCATCTGGCTCCCATCAGACTCTGGGATATCCTTGTGCGCCTGGCGCGTACCGAGTCTGAGTGATGTGCAGTTTGACGCCTCTGGAAGACGACATGCTAGTTCCCTAGAGTCCTCTCCTGGAGCCAGGGCGTCACCAACACGCCAGGCATTTTCTCGACACACCAACGTCGCATCGCCAACGCGGGCGCGGCCTGACATGATCTGCTGCTCGATGCAGCCAGCAAACAGGTCCCACGCAGGGCACAGTTCGCGCGCTTCAGCGCGGACAACCGGGTCAGCAACGCCGGTGTCGGACCCAGCAGCAACGCTTCCTCCAGCTAGGAGTGCGTGCGCCTTCGACGGAGGGAGTTCTGTCTCGCTCAAGCCGATTAGCTCGAGCCACCGACCCATCACCATGTCGCGCCACGCACCGCGCACGGCGTTCCCGGCGATGAATGGAACTTGGTGAAACCGCCCTGTTATGGCATCGTATGCGTGCTCGCGGCGGAACATCTTTGCGTTTCCGCATTTCTCGTCTGCGCCGTGCGCGAGTGGCGAAAGCAGTGTCCACACTGCAGTGTACTCGCGTGGTCGAACAACATCATGGCCTGGCAACTCAACGGTGAATGCATCTGGAGCATCTGGCAGGTCGTATTCAATGATCAGCTCATGGTCTTCTCGTAGATCGTCAACCGTCTCGTAGAATCCGACTGCGAACTGGGCAACGAATGCTGGGTTCTCCTCGATGGTGGAGCGCATCGCGCTGTAGTCGAGAGCAGAGACAGCGCGGTCCCAGCGCATGTGCCAGTCTGGGGTGCACAACTCAACCGGGTAGCTGTCCTCGCCGCCGGCCAAGTCGACGCGGAAGCGATTTGCTAGCGCATTGGCGAACCCCATCGGGTGGCGCTTCGCGACGATGATGGGGAGCAGAGCATCCTTCAGTTCAGCAGCGAGCCCCCGGTAGCGCCGTTCGCCGACACGATCCTTCGACACCGCTGCGATGATGCCGCGAACTAGGTAAAATAGCAGAACTCTCTGGGTTGCTGGCGACTGCTCGAGCTTCTTCGGATCCATTCGCTTCTTAGGTCGTTCCATCATTCCTCACTGGCAGAAGGCCGACGAATAGCGGCCACCACGTTTTGTGTGCGTGCTGGCGCAAACGCCGAACGCGGTTATTCCAGTCTCGCACTAGACCGAGCGGAGCTAGAATTGGTGGGTTAAGCGTGAGTATCGCTTGGCGCTTCGCGCTCGGCCAAGAACCGACCATGTCATCCAGTAGCCCTATCGCATCATCGTGCAGGTCGAGCCACAGAGCCACGTCCACCACGACGTCCATCAGGTCGTCAACCTGCAGCGGGTAGCGTTCTCGGCGCGTAGCTACACGCGCGTAGATGGCAACGTGCTTGGATTGAAGCTTGGAAAGATAGCCAGACTGGTGCTCTTTCTCGCCTGGCCACCATGCACGCATCACGTGTGTTTCTCCGCCATGGGATATTCCAGCAAGTGGGACCGCTGCAACAAATGGAGGATCCGGCGGATCGCATAGCTCGAGCACTCCGTCTGGTTGGCTAGTGCTGTCTGGATTCCACCAGTCTGCAGCTTGCTTGTGTAGACCAGGATTCTTCTCTTGTCCAACTATTGCCCGCGTCCTCCAGAAACGAATGCTACTCTCGGTTGCCCACCATGCTGCGCACCGAAGGCGAAGCGTGCGAGCTGCAAATACGCATGCTGCGCATGTGGCTCCGCCACCGAATGGCCATGCTCGGCTCGCGTTCTTTACCGTAGTGAAATTGTCCGACAGCGTATCAGCAATTGAATAGTAAGCTGGCCTGCCGCATGCGGCACAGTAACCAGATCCTCGACTGGGTATCTCAACCCCAAAGCTGTCGCACGGAGTAGAGTCTGCTGTTGCAGCATGGATTACATGACTAGCCTGCATTCCGCGTCCTTTCTAGCGGCTGCAACCAACGGTACCATCACCGCGTCCACACTGCCGCTGATAGGCCCCTGCGAGCGTGACTCCGACGACATGACTCGCAGCTAGGTTTCGAACCTGTGCGCTTTGCGGCGCGCAGGGACTGGTCATTGCGGACGCATGTCGCTCCACACTCGCATCGGCAAAGCCATTTTGGCTTTTTACCAGGAGTGTGCTGACTCACAACGGTTAGCTTTCCGACAACGAAACCAGGTACGATATTGCTCATCGATCGAAATGCTCCAGTACAATCCCGGATGTGATAAGAATCTCAGCACCGTCGCGTAGTCTGTAGTCTTCTCGGTAAACAACGCGAACCACTCCGCCCAGGTTGATGATTCTTTTCGAACACATTTTGCACGGCAAATGTGTGCAGAAAAATACCTTCGGTGTAGTTCTCGGTTCGGTGCACGAGATGCAAGCATTCTCCTCTGCGTGTAGACACCCGCATGCACCAGGCGTGTTGGAGTCACACGCATTTGGAAGCCCAGCGGCGTTTCCATTGTACCCGACAGCGAGTACTATCCGGAAATCCGCGCTAGTGATCACTGCACCTACGCTGAGTCTGCTGCAGGTGCTCCTCAAACTTAGCTTCTCGGCCAGATCCATGAATATCGTTTCGAACGAAGGTCTATCCACCACAATACCTCATCTTAGTGCTTTTTTGGGCGATGCTCGGCGCGTACCTCGTCGACCAACTCCTGTAGTTCTCGGAACGATCTCATCCACTCCAAAAACGTCCTGTGCGGTACGTCTAGCTCCCGAGACGCAGGAAGGACGCGACCATGCGTATTGATCAATGCAGTCCTTATGCGAGCCAGCGCCTCATGACGGTGACTCTCCTCTGAGAGGAGAGCGTGGAGGAAGTGTTGCGACCTAGGCTTTCTCATAGTACTCCGCCTGGTAGCGTGCAGCGTCCAGAAGCCGGACCACACGGAGATGTATCGTAACCACGTGGTGCCGGCATCAGAATCTCCCCTTCCTTCCGGTTGCGCTCGCCATGGCGAGCCAGCTGACGTGCTGCCACTTGCGGCGGATGTAGTCGCTGGCGTCGGCGATTCGTGGGGCGACGTCGGAGATGGTGATTGGTAACTCTGGGGTATAGCGCTCGCCGAAGCAGTTGCGCTCCTCTCCACGGTGGACGCGAAACCCAGGTCGTGCCTGGCCGCAATATACCTCCCGCAGACAACGCTCAGCCACCCCGTGCAACGCGACGCTCGCCCGATGCGCGGCGTACCCGAGGAGGCGCTTCACGTCTCACCTCTAGCGTCTTTACATGCATCAAGTTCGCGCTCCAACTCGGCAACGCGCCTCTCCGCATCGTCGCGTTCGCGCTCCAGCTCAGCAGCCCTTTGAGCCCACTGTCCGTACAGTGCGACTCCGATGGCGTAGTTGCTAATCTCCTCGCTCAACTTCATACCAATCCTTTCGCCAGGCATGTCTCCTAGCGTCCAGAAGCCGGACAACACGGAGATGTCTAGTCACCACGTAGTGGACGCACATTGTTATGGTTCCACTCGCTCTGGGCTAGTCACGTTCCCGCGAGATCTTCTGGGCTCATATCGTATTTGATGGCCAGCGCGCAGTATTCATCGAATGACCACGACCGTTTGGTGTCTCCTCCTTCAGTACGCAGAACAACCTGCTGCGACGAAACGTCGACTACCGTGATAAGGTGTTCGTTGTCGCACATACCACTAGAGATTCCAAATCCAGTGGTTCCATCAGTGTCTCCGTCAATAAGGTGACAGAACACGATGCGAGCCAGGTACGGCGCATCGTGCCATCTCTCCCGCCGTTGCAGTGCACGCTGCACTTTGCGAGACACTTCGTGGCCTCCACAGTGCAAGTAGAACCAGACATCATTGTGGTCATCGCTTATCACAACATTGGCCCTGTCACCCATTTATACCAATCCTTTCTCCCGTAGCATGTCTCCGAGCGTCCCGAATCCGGAGCTAGAACTAGATTGATGCTTGGCCTTCCGCTGCTTGGAATGCTTTGGCTGTGGCCGCTTGAACTTCGAGCGAGACCACATGACCACAAGCTCAATGCTAGCACCCTGCTTCCAGTCGAGTCCCCGGTGGTCGATGCCAGGGAAAGCTACTTCGATCGAACTCGTTCGCCGGTCGCGCCCATATGGTGCGTCAGCCTCACGCTCCAGTACGTCTAGAGCATCGTCGCGAAGAGCAAATGCGTCTCGGACGAAGAGGAACACGTCGTCGGCCTCCTCGTCGCTGATGTTGTCACCGCACACCCGGCGGACCTCGGAACGGTTGCGCTCCAGCTCAGCGGCCTCAGCATCGGCCTCGGAAGCGAGACGAGCAACCTCGGCGCGCACTACCTCGATTCCATCCTCCGATGGAACTCCGTCGCGCATCGCATGATGCAATGGTAGATCAACGCATGCGGCTTCATAGAGCGCCCGAACCGCCTCATCTCGAGTGCGGTAGCGACGTCCCAGTGCTGCCCACCCAGTCCACTGGTCGCGTGGACCGTAGCGACGCTCGGTGAGTTCCTGAGCGTCGTCAGACTCGCGCAGGAACTCTCGCTCTGCGTCATCACGGAGCATCTCCTCGACCTTCGCAAGGAGCTCGCTAGCGGTGTCCGCAGAGTACGAACCCCATCCGACATTCGTGCGAATCCGAATCCTTCGACCGCCAGGAGTCTCAACAACGTCTGGAGATGCCCAAAGCGCATCTGTTGGCACGGTAACGGAAGCACAGCTATCCGTGTATGAGATCGTGCACTGGTGACCACCAATCGTGATCGAGTCTGGGTGCAGCTCGATAGCCTTGTGGAGATCCTCTTCGCTGGCAAACTCAATCCGGAGTAGCTCCGGGTCGATGTCAGCCATGTGGGTAGCGCCATCCACCACGCACCGGACCAGCTCTGTCACGTCGTCTACCTGGACGCCAGTGCGCTCTGAGACCTTGCGTGCGCGAGTATACGACTCGTGTGCGGAATCCAGAGCCGCGCTATGGGTATCCGGCACAGGGTATCCCCATCCTCCGCGAATACGGCGCTCAATGTGCGCTACGAGGCATGCTGTTGCCTCATCATCCGAAGCTGGTTCCCTGCGTTCGCAGAGACGTGAAGAACCATCCAGCAGAGTGGTCACGACCACCATGCAAGAGTCCTCTTCAGCGTCATACGAAGCGCTGCTACGGCGCTCAGTGATGCGCTCGGGGAATAGCTCGACGATCCACTCAACAGGAACCTCAGTACACATCTGGAGCAACCCAAGGCTGCCACCCTTCTTCGTCGAGACGTCGAACGGAGTCCCGACCATCCATCGCTGGGAGCACCCAACAGCGCTCTCCTTGGCGATCTTTCTACCGCCATAGACGAACTCACCCCAGCGGTTCTGGCTGCCCTCCAGGAGTCGATCCCCTTCTGCGATGATGAGGCACTTCGCCGCGTCATCGCGGGACCCAGTGTCTCTGTCTCCGCATCGAATTACTACGCGAAGAGCATTCGCTAACTGCTTTCTGATCTCGACAGCCTCGCTAGCACGCTTGCCGTGCAGCCCGAGCGATGACCACTCCCGACGGTGAGAGCGGTCCAGCAGTTCTCCGAACGCCAGCGGGTCACTGTTCGTCGCTGGCACATGGGAGCGCCAGACGGGACGACCAGTTTCGTCCAGTCGTCGGTCGTCCACGATTCCCTTCGCCTCAATGACGGCGAGAGCGCTAGTGACGCGGTGGACCACGCCACGACGCTCTGCCTCGATGATGGCGCGACCCGAACGGGTTCCGACAGGAAGACGCGCGATGCGTCTTCCAACGTCGGTCACTGAACCATCAGCTGCGATGCAGCCGAGAGCTCTGAGCGTTTCCTTAGCCACCCGAACCTCTGACGGGTCTGGCTGGTGGTACAGCTTCAGTTGCTCGATATCAACGCCAGCTACGAGCAGGCGCAAAACTACCTGGTCCAGCATCGTTCGCTGGATCTCCGGGACCTGATACTCAGGCCGGAAAGCAGTGTCCGGGCAGTGGTCAACGTAGACACCAGGACGAGTACGCCCGGCGCGTCCCTTTCGTTGCGCCGAGTCCGCCTCAGAGCACGGGCGCAAAAATAGCCCCTCCACTCCGTGATTGACCTCGATCTGGCGCACCAGACCGGAGTCCACCACCGCGTCGATGTCCTCGATCGTAATCGAGGTTTGTGCCACATTGGTGGCCAAGACGACCTTGCGGACGCCATTTTCGAAGGCGATCCGCTGCTCTGCTCTCGACTGCTCCCCGTGGAGCTCGACGACTGGGAGGTCTTGGAGCATCTCTCCCAGTTCTGCGATCTCGCGCTTGCCTGGGAGGAACGCGAGAACGTTCTTCCCCCTAGCGAAGAGGCTGGAGATGTCAGCCGCCATGTCTGCCTTCCATCGGAACCTCTTGTCGATGTGATGGTCTGAGTTCGCCGGCTGCATCACCTCCACAGGGTGGCAGCGGCCGGGTACCGAGATGATCGGCGCCCCGTCGAAGTAGGCGGCGAGCTTCTCCGCCTCGAGAGTAGCGGACATGATAACGAGGCGGAACTGCGCACCATTCGCGATCTCTCGTCGTGCCCATCCGACGAGAATCTCAATCGACTCTGACCACTCGTGGACTTCGTCGACAACGAGAACGTCGTAACCCCGACGCTCCCCCAGCAGCTCACGAACGAGCGCCAGACCGTCCGTGACGAAGAGGATTCGCGATTTCGCACTGCACTGGCTGTCGCGCGCAGTGCGAAACCCAACCTTGCCGCCTAGGCGGCAACCCTGCTCAACCGCAACCCGCTCTGCCAGAGTGGCAGCAGCGATTCTGCGAGGCTGCGTGCATAGCACGCGGTACCCGGCTTTGGCCAGGTATTGCGGTACCTGGGTGGACTTTCCTGCCCCGGTTTCAGCAGTGATGATGGTCACTGCGTTTTTGCTCACTGTATCGACGATGCGAGAACTGTATTCGGCGATCGGAAGTTTCATCATTTTGGTCCCTACCCTGGTCTAAGGGTATACGCAACTGGTTGCGCATACGCAACCAGTTTCTGAAATTCCTCAGAACGCCTCTTCGTGGGCAGGCGCCTCCCGCATCCGGTAGGCCCTCCCATTCTCGCGCCAGCGCCACCCAGCGTAACGGGCACGGCCGCGAGTGTTGGTGACAGCCATCCTTTCCCAAGCTTTTCGGTGCTCGCGACGGAACCCCCTGAACGGCCCGTGAAGGTCCTCCATAGCCTGGTGGCACTCTCGGCATAGAGGCACACCACAAGAGTCGTGCGAACGCTGTGAGGTGCCTTTGCGGCCCACGTGGTGAATCTCTCCGCCAGGATCGCGACCACAGCCGAGGCACGGGAGAGTGCGCACCCACGCCTGGTAGGCCCTTGATTCGTCAGCCATAGGGGACGACCTCCCTTATTCTCCACAAGTGCTTCTGTGCCTTTGCCACGAGGTCTTGGGTCCCGCTACCGTCTGGTGACGGGGCAGCGATCACGACGACCTGGTGAGGCTGGTTTGGCCACCCGCATAGCACCGCGTGCACGAGCCTCACCATGAAGCTGTTGCGAATGGGGCCAGCTCGCTCCTTGAGTGGTGATCCGAACAACGCGGGCATGGTAGCGAGCATCACTCCGTGTTTCCGAGCCCATTCGTCGGCGAAGCGATCGGCACCGCGGAGGGTACGCGATTGCGTCTTCTTGTCCACAAACTCGCAGCTACCATGCACCACGATGTCTGGATGCTCCTGGTCCAGCGCTGACCAGATTGCTGTACGGTTCTCCCAGTCGCGGGAACCGGTGACAATGGCAACTTTCACTACTTCAACTCTTTAGACATAGCGATTGGGTCGTCGGCGTAGACGTGTACGCCTCTCGCTAACTGCCATGGCTCGAGTTGCGAGGCGCAGAGACGCCCATTCGGACTAGCCGTAAGCGTGCGGTTGTGGTCCTCCCTAAGCCAATGGAGGATCCTGCGGAAACCATCCAGCTCTAGTCGGTCATGATCAGAGAGTCTCGGCAACGTCTCCGTACTCTCATCAGTCTCAGAGAGTCTCCTCAAAGTCTCCATGTTTGCGGAAATCTTCGCCAGTGCGTCTCTGGCCTCGTCGCGCTCTAGCCTGGCTAGTTCGAGCTCATCTTCGAGTGATTGCTGCTGGTTCGTTGCTGTTTTCATTGTGTCTTCCTCTTCATCTTCAAATTGGAGTCAACCTTCGACTACCTCGCCATCCTCGATCACGACCGCGGGCATTCCTCCGTCTTCGATCCTCTCCACCCAAACCTGGAGCCCCATCTCTTCCGCCATCTGCGCGACCTCTCGCAGTCGATCGCGGTCCAGGTCATTACCCCGACGCACCAGCAACACTCGGAGCTTCGGGTTCAGCGCGGCGCCAATGGCGATGCTTGCTCGAATCTTGGCAGACGTGCATGCCTGGTCGAATGGAAGTCCGTCCAGCAGCACACCGGACTCGTCGAGTCCGAGACCTGGGATTGGGTATTCTGCCTTCTCGAGCATCTCGGCCTTCTGCTGGTCGATGCTATCGATCGCTTCGGTTAGGTCCGTGGAACGCATCCGAGCCGCATCAAGACTTGATGACACGCGACTGCGTTCTGAGTTCTGTCGTACCTTGCGGTTGGTCTCATCGACGGTGGATAGTTGTGTCTTAATCTCAGCTGGGTCATCGTATGTGTAGGAGTCGAGTGCCTTTTGAGACGCCTCTCGAGCATTGAATGCGTCATCCTCCTCATCGATGGCTACACTCAGCGCCTGGCGAGCCTCACTTAGCTTAGCCTCCAATTCGTCAATCAGTTGCTTCTGACGCTGTACCGCACCAGAGGCTCGCTTATCAGCGTCTTCGGCGCGTTCAAGCGCTTCCGCTAGATGCCTCTTGTGGCGTTCCTCCGCCTCCCGTCGCCTCAATTCCTCGATCAGGTCAGCAACGCTAACCTCGCAATCGGGCACTCCGGTGGACATTGGTGGCATTGATTGCAGACGCGCCTCAAGCTGCTTCGCTTCGCGATTCTCATTCGTTCGCTGTTCGTAGATCGCCTTGCGATCCGCATCGAGTTCGGTGAAGTCAACGCCAACTAGCTCACGTAACACTCTATCCTGTTCTCGAGGGTCCATCGTTGCGAACTCGAGAGGATCGAATGTGATGCGCGATACGAGGTCGTCGAGCAGTCGCTGTGGGCTCTTTACTGTCTTTCCGTCACGATCCTTCACAACGAGCTTGCTGCCAGCATGGGTGAACGTTCGCTCGACAACGATGTCTCCCAGGTCGGCAACGATCCTAGCTTTGCGCTTTCCGCGGTGGATAGGCTCGTCCGGGATAGCTGCTTTGCCGCCTAGAGCGCACTCGATTGCGGTCAGGACGCTGGACTTTCCAGCACCGTTCTTACCCGAGACGACCACCATGGATCCCTCGGGGGTGATACTGACAGCCTTGAGCCGCAGCAGATTCTCAGCAGTCAATTGCACGATTTGCATCTCGTCCTCCATTCGCACTCCACCGCGCGAGACGAACGACGACCCAGCAACGCATTGGGGGGATACGTTGGTTGAATCGTCGTCCGTCTCCCACAGGGGAGCGTTCACGCTGGAGGCCGCCGACGACCTGAGACGGATTGGTGGGAGTTCGTATCCAGTCGTCAACAGCCTCCCGATATGGAGAGTGTGCTCCGCTATCTATTGATTCGGTGGTTCTTCGGTACGACCGTGTTTCTTGTTTCGGATCCATCTCAGTGCGGTTGAGATGCGCTCCTGAGTCGTCGTCGTCATCAAAACGGAGCCTGCATGGCGCAAGGCGAAAGCCTTTAGCGACTCCCCGGCGTGGCGCGTATTGCGCCACCAGTGCTTGATCGCGTATCCCGGTGTTGGCACGAATCACCCGTAGCTATCTGGGTCGTCTGGGTTTGCTGCGACTCGTTCGTTCTCCGTTGGTTCTGGAGAGTCGTGCTCTGGAGCGTCGTTCTTTGGTTCCGATTTCTTGGTTGAACGCTTCTTCGCAGCTTCCGCCTTGCGCTTGTCGAGAATCTCCTGGGTCTTCTGCTGCTGTGCGCTTGCTTTCTTTCCGTCCTTCTCGTTCTCGGGTACCTCTCCAGTTTTGGCGTTGATGACCGATCTCCACGTCGTCTCGCCATCGCGCACAGCACCGAATACCGCACGAAGCTCCTCGATCTCGGCAGGATCTAGGGTACTTGGGGAGTGTCCCAGGTACAGAGCGATCTCGTCGGCAGTGACACCGATTTTGAAGAATGCGTCGATCAGCTTCTTTCTCGCTGCGTCCGGATCCGAGGCGTCAGCCCTCCGAGCCGTGTCGATGCACTTGTCCATAGCCTCGTCTAGAATGTCGCCTGGAAGGTGGCGGAGCCCCAGGGTACGGATCGCTTTCGAGACAAGCGCGTTCGTCTTCTGGAGCACCTCGTCGTCGGTGGCTTCTACGAGGTACACTCGGTTTCCAAAGCTGTTGAGACGCTCACTGATCTTCGTCTGCCCCTTCTTCAGAGTTCCCCGCTCAATCGTCTTGTTTACGCTCACTTCGGTCTCGTAAGGCAAGTTCGCCTCTAGGTCAGTTACCGCGATGTGCAATACTGTCCTCTTTGGGTCATCGCTGATGACCGACACTTCGATCGCAACGTTGGTCATGCAGCGAAGCGCAGCCTCGGCAAACCGAATAGTGGGACCCTCGATGGGGCGATTCTCCCATTCCCCCGTGTCGCGGTTGTACGCACGTCGCGGCAGTGAGTACCGGGCGCTCCTGGCGAAGTTTGGCCGCTCGCACTCGTGTAGCAGGTTCTGTCGCACGAGGTCGATGTTTCGCGGTCGCTGCAGCGCCATCACGTAGCGCGCCTCGATCTGAGCTCGAGCTCGAGCAGCCATCGCCGTGGCGCTGGTCTCGCGCTGGATCGCCATCTCGGTGCTGCCGAATCCCTGGGTCACAACAGCGGTTTCTTGTGGTGCGTAGTCGTTCATCCTTGTACCTCCTGATCATGCTCTCCGTGCACGCCGACGCTTCGGCCGCGCGGTGTTGCTCGTGGTCGTGCCATCGCGATTCTTCCGATCACCCTTCACGAGTCGTAGGACTCGTGAACTCGATGCAGGGATCGCTGGCCTTTCGTTACGGTGTTCGGTGACCCACTTCCAGAGCTGCTTGCCTCCAACAATTTCTGGTAGCTCGGCGAAGCTCGCCTCACCCATTGATGCCCGGATGCGGTTCTTGATTTCATTCTCGCGCTTCTTGCAGTCGAGCCGCGTGGCAGCTAGTTCCTGCAGTTCTCGCGTCCACTCCGCCTCCTCTGCGCTGAGGTAGACGCGCCGACCGTTCTCGTTTGGGTAGAGCCGTGCGAGGGCCTTCTCGCTCCGCATTGTTGGAGGTGGTGGATCGAGTTCACGGACTCGTTCGAGGAACTCGTCCACGGCTTCGACCATGACAGCGTGGAGCTCAGGGTCTGGTTGCACAGGGACCCGAATCGGAATGTTTCCGCCGACTAGAGCGAAAACGATGTCCTGAGGAGCTTGAGTCACCAGGAGCTGAGTCTGAGCCTGGATCAGGATGTGATCGGGAGGAAGCCCAGCCTCTTCGTCCCAGTCTCTACGCATCCACGACGCAACTGTCTTCCCTTCGTAGACGAACCAGTCCACACCAGAGCGAGGCCGAATCTCCGCGTCTAGAGTCGCACCTATCTGCGGATGCTTGCGGGACACCAGCAGCGAACCACCCATCTCGATTTCCCAGTCGAGAACTTTGGCTACCGTTCGTGCGATCGGCTCCTCCAGAACTCGACCCCATAGCATGGGGTCGTCCAGTTTGTCCTCATCGACGACCCTTTCTCGCGGACACACCATGTCCACGTAGACGTCCAGAGCGTCGATTCGTGGATCGCACCCGAGTAGGGCTGCCATTCGTGACGCGGTGATGATCTTCCTGCGCGCGTCGAGCCACCCTTGGAACTCGTGAACTGTCGCTCCGGTCCACATGGCTGCGTCGCTGAAGTGAGTGACGTCGCTGGTACGCTTTGTATCCATCACGTTACGTCCTGGTGCTCTGTCCAGATACGTCCGCATTCCACGCATCTGACACGCACGACTGACCTACTGCTGCTCGAGCCATTGTGGAGATCGAAAGTAGCCTTCATCGCCAGCGGCTCCGGAAGCGGATCGCCTGCTGCCTCCATGTCAGCGCAGACGGACTCCACGAGGTCGTGAATGCCCTGCAACGCTTCGAGTTGGTCTGGAGCTAGGTGACTCAGGCTCGGGAACTCCGAGCACAGCCCCACGTGCTCCTCGTCATCCTGCGACCAGATGACGCGATAGCTGTACTTGCGAACGTCAACGGCCATGTCTCCCAGACGGTCGATTGACACCCTTGCCACACGTGCGTGCTGACATGCCTCAACGACCAGCGGAGTGGTCCCTAGACATGCAGGGTTGCTGCATTTGCAGTACTCAATCAGGTCTCCGCACAGACGCTGCTGAGGTCCACCACGCACGAGTGGAGACTGGCAGTACCGGCACGTCATGGAAGGAGTATCGCTAGTCACCTATCCCCTCTCCTCCAGATCTCGACGGATCGCCTCAGAGTGCGCCTGCCGCACTCCGTCTCGGTTGAGGGACTCCAGTAGCCCCTCCGATGTGCGGCGCTCAGCGTCAACACGCATCTCGAGATTCGCGATCTGTTGACGCAGATCTGCGATTGCTTGGTCGCGGAAAGCAACGTCGCTTTCGAGACCTCTGGAGCGAGCCTCTTCTACCTCTAGAGCTCTCTCCAGACTCTGAACGTGCCGCACTACACGGTCACGAGTGACTAGGCTTCCGAGGTCCATCGAACTCAGTTCATCACTGAGCCGAGATGCCAGATGTTCCCGCTGCGCTTGGATCGACGAGCTGGACTTGCTGCTGCGTGCCATGGTGCGATGGCAGTCTTCTCGCGCCTGCTGTAGATCCCGCATCGCGTCGCGAATTCCTGGAAAATGCGCATCTCCGCTGCTCATGGCGTCAGTCTCCATACGGCAAGCGCTGCTATCATAGCATCATCAACGGGGTTGTGCTGGTTGAAGGATCGACCCTGCAGATCCAGACGCTCCATGAGCTGTACCCTCTGTATTTGAGGGTCTATTCCGCTCGCCAAAAGTACTCCAGCAAGATCGATTAGAGGATACGGTCCCTCCCACTCGCGCGATGGGTCCGCTTCCTGACATGCCCTTAGGAACCCGGTCTCAACAGGGTATCCTACGTCCACAACTATACGTCCGTCTGCATCATTTCTATACTCCAGCCACCACTCCCAAAATGCGTCCTGCATTTCGGACAATGAAGTGGCTGAAACATGCATTTCGAGCTTTGGGATAACGTTAGCGCCAACCCATTGGTCAACGTTCCCGACAATCGGGCAGCGCGACCTGAATATGCTGAAAGTATCCCCTCGTTCGTCCAAGACAACGCCGCCGACTGCGAACGGCTGCCCAAAGAGACCATTTGTCTCCACGTCGAAAGCTACTATCATCAGATCCTTTCAGGCTACAGCGCTCTAGTGGACCGACGTCGTGATGGGGTTGGGAGGGGGACGAAACCACGACGTCAGCCCGCTAGAGAGCTGTAGATATTTTGCTTCCTCCTATTAGGTGCTAACGCACTCTAGATGGCTGACAACGCAGTGTTGTTATGGAGAGTGATTGACATGTGGCGTTGTCAGCCAGCCAGATTGCGTTAGCTTGAATGCCGGTCTTTCCCGGCTGTCCACCGGTCTTTCCCGGATGTCCACCGCTGTCGTTGAGGGTCCCTCGTTGGCGCCAAGGGCTGTCCCGCGGTTCGGCTGCTCTCGCCCTGATCCTAACCGCGGAATCGAACCGCAACGGACCATCAGCTACCAGCTGTTAGGAATTCTAATCGACCCTTTCTGGGTCATTTCGTTTCTCGATATCAAACGGCTCTCCGCGCTTCCCAGCCTCGTATGCTTCTCGCATTAGGTCAGGAACACTCAGCGCGAAGTTCAGGTCAACGCTTATCCAGCTCTTTCCGTTCACCGTTGCGGTGAACCACGCTGTACCGTACTCGTCTTCTGTTGTTTCTACAATCAGCTTCACCAACACCTCCTGTGCGTGGCAATCGCGTCGAAGCAGGCCGTCACCTGTGAGCACGGCGTAGCTCTCGCATCGCCGACACGACTGCTGGCGCAACGATGGCTGCGAGCCGCTCTTCCAAGGGCTGTAGGTGGTCGATACACTCGACCGCGGTCCGTCGCAGCGAGCTCGCTGCGACGGACCGATGCCTGATGAGGCCAGGCGTACCGAGCGGTTTGTGGGTTAAAACCATCCACTCGTGGAGGGTCTGCAACGTACAATTCCTCATTGGTTTTCGGGGTATGCGCTAGGCATTCACCAACACCTCCTAGGCCTTACGTCGGAATCGAACCGACCAGGTAGGACCAATCCTGCTCCCAGAGATAAGGCATTTGACCCGCTACAGATGGCCTGTAGACGGGTCGCGACACAGTTCGAGGGGACGGGTACTGCGCCGCTTCGTTTCAGTCAGTCTCTTCGACGTCTCGATGCCTGATGAGGCCAGGCGTGCCGATTGGTTTTCTGTTCTCATCGAAGACTAGAGGCTTCGGCGAGAACACTCTCCCATGGTGTCGAGTTCCAAGCTCTCGCATCGCCGACACGACTGCGAGAGCCACTAGGATATCCCCTTCATCTGGTAGATTGTCAATGCGCTCGGTTGGAGCGCGGTCCGACACCTCAATGGGGACTCCCATCACGGAGTCGAAGTCGGTGGTTGATGGCTTGGCCACGGCCATGGCAGGATTCTTAGCCGGCGGCAGCTTCGCTACCACGTGGCCACGGGTTAGAAACACAACTTCCTGGGCGATGCAATTTTTCATTTGTTCCTCCCGCCGCTTGTTTGCGGCTAAATGCTCCGGTCGGCGGCCGGCGTATCCAGACAGCCGTCAACCGGGATAGGTGCCGGGATGGTGTCCCGGTATCCTGCGGATAGGTCCCGCAGGTGTCGGAGCTCTGCCTCTACGCAGGCACGAAGGGCACGCGAAGCACAAACGGTGCACTCTGCGTTCCCGTCCGAATCCTTGCGTGTGGCTCGCTCCACTCCACAACTAGTGCAGGTGATCCCGCACTCGATATCGATCTCCAGCTCGCACTCCGGCGAGCAGCAGCACGGTCCCTCAGGGACGTACTCGCCGAAGCTCCAGGCCGAACCGGGCGTGTGGTACAGCTCGAATTCTCGACCGCAGTGCATGCATACTCCATGCTCGCGATCCTTGTAGATGAGTCGCCCCAACGATCGGGACACGGTTGTGTTGTCCGGCTGGTGGCGATACTCGATTGCCTCGTACCCACCCTCGCAGTGGATCCACCCAAACGCATGGTGGATCGTAGCCGAGCGCCATTCAGCCAGGTCCCGCTTTTCCTGGCAGATGGCGTCTGCCTGGTCGAGGACAGCAGACATGCTCACGACCACTCCTCAACTAGGCGCCTAGCCTCTCCGAATACGTCCCCGTAGAGCTGGGGGGAACGCGCCGCCATCTGATGTAGAATGGCTAGTTCTGCTTTCGCAATCTCAAGCCACTTACGCTCCCGAGTGCGCTCAAATGAGCGAACTGATTTGCGAACTCGTTGCAGGTGTGTGCCTGCAACTTCGGATGTGGCGCTTGTCAGTATCGTCCCCGTCACAGGACACATGTTAGCCACGGCTAATCCATGGCGCAAGGAAAAAGCCTGTTGTTGACAAAATAATCTGGCGGCGTTAGCTCCTCCTAAAATGCACGACGTACCGGCACGCACCATGCTGCTGCGGGAAATAGAGTCTCGTGGCGGGAATAAAGCCCAAGTCTCCAGGGAGATTGGAGTGAGCGCACCAAGCCTCCTGGCTTGGGTTTGTGGTCAAGCTCGGCCCGAATACGTGAACAGGGTTCGCATCGAGCGGTGGAGTCAGGGGAGGGTGCCACAGTCATCGTGGCTGACACCGGATGAGTTCACGGAGGTTTTCAGCGAGGTGAATAGGGGTTTCTGATGATCTCCGTCACCAACCGCATCCCGCCCATGACGAGCCCGCTTGCTCGCCACTGGACCCAACCCAGTAGCGAGGACATTGTCATCACTGACCGTATCGCCATCATCACCAGGGAGGAGTTTTCCGGACTAGCCAACTACGAGTGGTCATGCCCATCAGGTGTCTACTCAGGAAAAATGTGGCGTTGTGGCGAGTGGCTCTGCTGGTACGGCGAGGAGATCGATAGGCAGTGCAAGATCCACCGACGCAGACTGTTGGTTTTGGAGCCACCTGTAGGTGCGCAGTGACACGGAGTTTTCTCATGAAGCCAATCCTCTTCTCTGGACCACTGGTTCGTGCAATCCTCGACGGGAGGAAGACCGTCACGCGCCGCCCGGTCAAACTGCGCGAGTTCGGGCCGAGCACTACCAGGGGCTACGATTGGACTTTCCGCGATCGGCGCATGCGGTGGAACGATGTGTCGAGCGAAAAGCTGCTGGACTGGTCGCCATGTGGCAAGACAGGCGATCGTCTATGGGTACGAGAGAAGTGGGCTAGCGCTTTCTCGCACGGGTGCTGGGGGACGCTATTTGCAGCAGATATGGCGTTCGTTCCGTCAAACCGTCAGCACGTACATGGGCCGATCGCAAACGCCAACGACCCGCCACCGCACATCACGTGGAGACCATCCATCCACATGCCGCGATGGGCGTCTAGAATCACGCTGCGTGTGACTGATGTTCGTGTCGAGCACCTCCAGGACATCACCGATGATGACGCGCAACGAGAGGGAGTTACACCTCTCGATATGATCGGCAAAGACCAGCGGATATTCGGAGACGAGCTACACCGCACGAACGGATCAGACCCCCACGTCCTGTCATTCGTGGTGACGTGGGATACCATCTATGACGACCGCCATTCACTGATGTGGGCATCCAATCCATGGGTGTGGCGAGTGGAGTTTGAGGTTTCGTCATGATGCGCGGACCGTGCCTGCGATGCATGCACGCTCCGTTGGTGAACGACCGTCGTTGCGCTTGGGGTGTTGACGGTCGCTTTCGCGATGACAACTACGCCTGCGAGACGCTGCTAGAGCTTCGCGACATCGCTGAATTTGGAGGATTCAACCGCTGTTTTCACAATCGCGATGATGAGAGCGCGGGTTCGATTGCGGTGGTTCACATTCCTGAAATTGTGGTGTCCACGCAGGGGTGGATCGTGATGACATTCTACAAATCACGCGGATGCACGCACTCCGCAACTTTGCTCAACGACAATGACAAACCCACGTTCCTGGCGAGAGAATACGCAGAGGAAGTGTGCGTAGCTTACGAGCGAGCAGGGTACGTCCCCCGCGTCAAGCTGATGAATGGCGCCTATCAGAGAGTTATTATCCTGTGATCTTCGACGAAGATTGGATCAAGATATCCGCACGCAAACCGAACCCTGGATCCTGGGTGTGGCTGTCAGGTCCAGCAGTGTACGGTTGCTACAAGTGGGACCAGCAGAACCCGTGGGGGGCACTACTCTGGCAGTACGTATCTAGGCAGCCATGCAACCCGCTCGACATCAAGACACTGGAAGCAAACGAGTGGTTTCTGCGCACTCTGGGTCAGCACGACGACGCGGAAAGGCTCCACAAGGCCATCATCGTGTTCAAGAAGGTAGAGAGGGAAGCGATGGAAAAGATCGCTGTCCGCAAACGCAAACGCAACCGTAAACTAAAGAGACTTCGTGATCGCATCGCTGAGCTAGAGAGTGAGCTGCATGAAGCCAACCGGAGATTGAGATAGCGATGGACTACTACCATGGTGGAGCTGCTGGGAGGAAACAAGGAGACATGTTGCTACCTCCGAGCGTTACAGGTGCGACGAGCTGCGCAGACATATGCGAGCAGGCGGAAGGAATCTCACGCCGAGATCGAGTCTACGTAACAACCTCCATGGTTGCCGCTCGCATGTTCGCAAGCGCGTGGCCGAACGGACAAATCTATCTAGTTGAGCCGTGTGGAGAAATTACGTCCGATCCGGACTGCCTAGTCGATGGTCTCTCCTTCGAGGTGGAGTCAGCGCGGGTCTTGAAAGTCCTCCCATTCTCGAGTTCGGCTCGCAATCGAGCTCGTCGTCGATTAGCACAGGATATTCAGTGAGCGGCATTGTCGTTGACCTATTCGCCGGCGGTGGGGGCGCTTCGGTCGGGATCGAGGCAGCTCTCCGCCGTCCTGTTAACATCGCCATCAACCACGACCCAGTGGCTCTCGCAGTCCACCGACACAACCACCCCAGCACGTGTCACCTAGAAGCGAATATCTGGGATGTCAGACCACGAGATGCCACTGGTGGAGCTCCAGTTGAGCTCCTTTGGGCATCACCTGACTGCACCCACCATTCTCGAGCAAAGGGTGGCAAGCCACGCTCGAAGGGGATTCGGTCGCTGGCGTGGGTAGTAGTCTGCTGGGCGCGGGAGACCAGACCCCGGGTGATTTGTGTCGAGAACGTTCCAGAGTTCGAGGACTGGGGGCCACTCGGGCCCGACGGGCGACCGAGCAAGGACCGTAGGGGGCAGACCTTCATCCGGTGGGTGCGCGATCTGAGGAAGCTCGGCTACGCGGTGGACTGGCGCGTGCTTGACGCTTCGGAGTATGGGGCGCCGACGAAGCGTCGTCGGCTGTTCATCGTGGCTCGTCATGATGGTCAGGCGATCGAGTGGCCAGCCCCCACGCACGGTCCAGGGCTTGCCCCACTCAGAACGGCGGCGGAGTGCGTTGACTGGTCCATGCCATGCCCGAGCATCTTCGAGCGCAAGCGACCACTGGCGGAGAAGACGCTTTGGCGGATCGCCCATGGGATTCAAAGATACATGTTCGACGCTGCAGAGCCGTTCATCGTTCGCAACACTCGCGGGCAGGATGTCTACCCAGGCCAGAAGCGCGCCATCGTTAGCGCGTTTATCTCGCGCTTCTACGGTGGGTCACGGCCCGTCGTGGGGAGCGACGCGCGCTCCCCACTGCCGACAGTAACCGCGTGGGACCACAACAGCCTGGCCGCAGTCTGCCTCGCCAAGTTCCGAGGGACCCACCCAAGCCAGCCAGGAAGCGCCCCCATCAATGCTCCTCTTCCAACCATCTCCGCTGGAGGTGTGCACGTGGCTGAGGTCCGCGCGTTTCTCGCGAACTATGGGGGGAAGCAACTCACCATCACCGCGCGGAATCGTTTCGGTATCGTGACGGTTGCTGGCGTGGACTACCAGATCATCGACGTCGGCCTCCGAATGCTCCAGCCGCACGAGCTCCTGGCGGCTCAGTTCGGGCGATTCGCTTCAGGATACGATTTGAGCTTGGCGCGAACGAAGACGAACCAGATTCGTCTCATTGGAAATAGCGTGTGTCCTGAGGTGGCTGAATCGTTGGTTAGAGCGAATTTTGGCGAGAAAGCGATGGTTGCGGCATGAAGGGGCGTTCCAAGGTGTCGCTGTCTACTCGAGTAGACAGCGACAGGCGCTGTCTCTGGTGTCGCAGACACCTCGAGGTGACGCAGCTAAAATGGTGCTCGAAACGCTGTAGACAGACCGCTTGGCGAGCTCGGCAGCTGGCGTCTCGAGAGTACTCGGACGACACCACGAAGCGACTTGCATATGCGGACCCGCCATTCCCCGGCCTGGCGCACTACTACCGAGACCAGCCGACGTTCGCCGGGGAGGTGGACCACATGCGTCTCCTAGAGCAGCTCGAGACGTTCGACGGCTGGGCGCTGTCGACGTCGCGGAGGTCATTGAGATACATTCTGTCTCTCATCCCAGGTGGCGACGGTCTGTCGCCGACTCCAGGAGACGATGAACTCATCGTCGCGCCCTGGGTGAAGACTCATTTCCGTCCAAAAGCTCGTGGACCTGCAAACATTCACGAGTACGTGCTCGTGAAGCCGGCGCGACGCTTGATCAACGGCCCCCCGGATGCGCTGGTGGCTGCAGCGGCTCGCGGTGGAGACTCAAATCTCATCGGACGAAAGCCGATTCGATTCTGCTTTTGGGTGTTCAATCTGCTGGGAGCGTCTCCCGGTGATGATCTCGACGATCTGTTCCCTGGCTCAGGGGTTGTTGGCCGGTGCTGGTCTGAGTTCAGGAGAACTTCAATGGAGGAAGAGAATGGCTGAAGGAATCCACAAGGAAGCGCGTTCCCTCCTCGGGTACGCATGCCACAAGGCAAGCAGTGGGAGGTTCTGATGGGCGCCAGCGAGCGTCCCACCGCAACTGAGGGATGGATGCTGCTGATCGTTGTTGCGTCAGCACTCGCAGCGTTCCGCGCATGGGGGATCGATGGCTGATTACCACATCTCCAAACTCGATTGCGTTGAGTGGCTCCGAGGACTCGGGGACGAGACGGTCGACCTCGTCGTGACCGATCCTGCTTACGAGTCACTCGAAAAGCACCGGAAGGTGGGAACCACGACACGGCTCAAGCACAGCAAGGCGAGCAGCAACGACTGGTTCCAGATATTCCCGAATCAGCGTTTTCCAGAGCTCTTTCGAGAGGTGTATCGGGTGCTCAAGAAGAACACTCACTTTTACCTTTTCTGCGACCAGGAGACGATGTTCGTCGCGAAGCCGCTGGCAGAAGCGGCTGGGTTCCGGTTCTGGAAACCGCTCGTGTGGGACAAAGTAAACATGGGAATGGGGTATCATTACCGATGTCGATATGAGTTCATCCTATTCTTCGAGAAGGGGAAGAGGCGGCTAAACAGTCTCAGTGTCACTGACATCATCACCTGCAAGCATGTGCGAGGTGGATACCCAACGGAGAAGCCGCCAGAGGTTAGCGGTGTGCTAATTCAGCAAAGCTCAGAACCCGGCGAACTCGTCGTGGACCCGTTCATGGGCTCGGGATCCGTTGGGGTGGCGGCGGTGAGAACCGAGCGATCGTTTCTCGGGTGCGACCTGTCGGACGATGCCATTGTGTTGGCTGATTCTCGGATCGTTGATGCGGGTGGAGAACTCCGCGCAGGGCTTCGCGATTCGAATCGGTGGAAGCTGTCGTCATCCGTGGCGAATGGAGATGAGTATGATGTCTGAAGAAGAAAAAGAGAGACTGTTTTCTGATCACGTTGCTGATCTTGCAGAGGGAGACCTCGACAACGAAGCAACAGAACTGCAGCGGGAGCTACTGTGCAAGGTTGTGACCCTCGCTCGCAGGCAGGGCAAGGCGGATGGTGTTATCACGCTCAAAATCTCATACAAGAGCGACGAGAATGGAGCTGTAGACGTTGGCTACACGCTCAGCGCTACCCCACCGAAGGCCAAAACCTCCAGGACCGTCATCTACGTGACGGACGACGGAGAAATGCAGCCAGCTCGACCGAGCCGGCAACAGGACCTAGACTTCGAGCGGGGCAAAAGCCCGCTATTCACCATGGAGAAGAATTGAGAATGAATATCGACCAAGCAGCTGTCAAAGCTTTCTACGACGTCGCCAGCAGTATCACAGACGTTACTGTTTTCGAAGAACTGCCAAAAGCGGCAACCCTGCGAGACGCGGATGGTGGTCAGAAAATTGTCTCGCTCAAGCCACTAATTGACCAGTTCCTGGAATTCCCGGAGCGTGTCACTGGCACCGCTGCGTTCACGCGCATTGAGTCGTTTCTGGAGCATGTTGATCGCAACAAGAGGGAGAGCTCGGTCATATTCCTCGATGATGGACCTGCTCTCGTTGCGGTATATGACTACCACCTACCAGGAAGCGACCCGCAGTGGTGCGCACACCGGGCGAACTACCGATTCCCTCTCTCTGAAGAGTGGAGATTCTGGTCGGATATTGGTGAGACATGGCACTCTCAAGAGGAGTTCGCCATCCTCCTTGAGGAGCGCAACATCGACTTCGTTGATGCCTTGGCAGCAAAGCTCGACCCAGACAGCGTTGCAGGCCGATTCGCATCGCGAATGGGTGGAGACCCCTTCTCCAGCCCGACGCGACTGATTGAGCTATCGCGAGGGCTCGAAGTTGTCGAAGGTAGGAGGGTCGTGAACAAGGAGAACCTCCAATCCGGCGAGAGAGCGCTCACGTTCGAGGTCGAGCACCGCGATGCGAGCGGCGGGAAGCTCAGGGTCCCTCGGGCAGCGATGCTCGAAATCCCGGTGGTCGACGGAGGTGACCTGGTGCTAGTTCCAGCGCGACTCAACTATCGGGTTGGAAATGGTGGAGTGAAATGGAATCTTCAGCCATTCCGTATGGACATCGTTCTGCGGCAATTCACTGACCTTGTGGCTGGGCGAGTTCGTGAGGTTGCCGGTCTTCCGGTTTTGTTTGGCTCTCCGGAACCGTCCCCAGAGAGGCCAGAGGCATTTTTGCTGGTATCGTGACCGGAGAAGCTGACGTCCAATCCGAAATCCTAGATGCTCTAGGCAGAATTGGGGTCTGGGCGTTTCGAGTCAACTCAGGAGGTCGCGTCGGAAGAGTGCGACTAGCGCCACGTGGAACTCCAGATATCTGCGTGGTTGACCCACCAGGGTGGATCGAAGTCAAACGTCCGGGGCGATACCAAAGCAACCCAGAGACGAAGAAAGCTCAAGAGCAGTGGCGCACCAGAGCTCTTGAGCGAGGAGTGAGGCTGGTGCAGGTGCAGAGCGTGAGAGAGGCAATCGACGCCGTAGTGAAGTGGAGACGATAAATCAGCTCCAGTCGGCGCTTAAACGCCGACTGGGGCATGTCCAACCCGAGCGCCAACTCGGAGCGGACGCATTCAACATAAAACCAGTGCGACAGGTGAAGGAGTGTCATGAGCGGAGGTGAGACGATGATTGGAATGTGGAACGGGTCGCGTGCTGCGTGGTCTGGCGAGAAGAAATCGGATCCAAGCGACGGCGGTTTGCCGCCGCTGGCAGATGGGTCGCGATGGAGTCCGTGGACAAATCGCCGTGGAAACGCGGTAGATTCTGCCGGACAAGAGTGCTGGATTGACGACGAAAGGCTCGAGCTTTTGGACGACAGTTTCAGTCTGCAGGACGTTCGTCACGTCATCGCCAGACACGACCGCGAGAACGGCGTCTACTGGCGCGACAGGATGAATGCTCTGGTGAACGAGCTGAGAGAGGATGCGGACTCAGGAAGACGGAACCTCGCAGCAGCTTCAGCACTGCGCATCGCCGCACGCCGCATCCTCGAGGAGCTGGAAGGGGTGCCGGGGTGAGCGCCATCCGCGACAAGCTCGAGGCGCTCGTCCGCAGGCACCCAGGCGGCACCGGTGAAGGTGTGCGGCTGGCGCTGGCGGTGCTGGACGAAACGACGTGCCACACGTGCAAACACTGCGGGACTGTGGAGGCGTCGGACGCCTTCGGCTACTGCGGGAAACTCGGAAACGTATACGTGCCCAATGAACACTTCTGTGCTCATTGGGAGCCAACCGAATGAACATCAAGAAGGAGTCGAAGTGCGATGACTGACCTAAAGCAACGAATCATCACCACCCTGCACACCAGCGGCGTGCCCATGATGGCGGATGACATCGCCGCGCATCTCGGCATGCCGGATCCGACCAGCGCGCTCCGGGTCGGAGACGAGCTCCTCGAGCTCATGAGGCAGGGGAGGACGGTGCAGAACCACCGATATAAGTGGCGGTTGACCAACCATGAGCGAACGAGATTACTGGAGGACAACGAAAGCCAAGACACTGATAGTGTTCCATCACTTCCGGTTCCTACTCATGTCGTCGAGATGGCGTCCGCAACCGCCGCCACTGACCAGTCGATCCAATACGGAGTTGAGACCGTATCGGAGTTTTATGAGTTCGTTGCGTGCGTTGCGAAGGAGAAGGAAGAGAAAACAGACGCTAACACCGAATCCGTTGATGATGCTGACACAGCAGGAGATTGCCCATTCGGAGAGAACGACGGAGACGACAACCAGCCAATGTCAGACGAGGAAGCTCGTGGTATTCTCGATTCCGAGGGAATCGACCCAGATGCGGCGTATGAGAGACTAGTAGCGAAGGTAGACGGCGCCGAAGGCATCAATCGTCGCACATGCGGAAGTTGCGCAGCCTGGGACGGAGAGGAGTGCTCCGTTTGCCAAATCTATGGAGACGACCTAACCCCAGAATCACCTGCGTGCTACGACTGGGCTCCAGTACCGCAATCCGACGAAATAGAGCTCACTCCAGTGACGATTGGAGGCGGAGAGCTGCCGCTGTTGGTCCCTGCCGGGCCGCCTGCCAGGAGCGAGACGTCGGCATGGGAGCGCACTCTGGACGCGCTGGAGGCTGCACTGAAGCCAGGGGATGACGATCTGCTGGGGCGTGATGGTAGCGGGTGCTCAGGTACAGCAACCTGCACGGTTGCCATTGACCAATCGACGCCAAGCATCGACGAGGAATTCGAAATTCTTGAGCAGCGCGCCGCGGTCCTCAGGAAGCGTATTGAGGCTGAGCGTGAAGAGAACTGCGGAAAGATAGACTGCATACGAGAGCAGCGTCGAACCCTGTACGAACAGATGCGTAGCTTGGAAGCCAGGAACGCGCGGCTGCTGGAGATGTTGGGTGGGGAGGCGGCTGAGTAGATGGGCTGCGAGGTACGACGAGTGACGTCTGACTGGAAGCACCCAGTCAACGAGCAAGGGGATTTCATACCCTTGTTCGACGGGTGGAAGTTTGCGCGTGACAGCAAGGCTCATGAACTAGCAAGAAGGACATGGGAAACCGAGATCCCAGGATCCTACGCAGATCGGTATGGAAGATATCTTTTTGACGCCATGATGGAAGACAAAGCGTCTGGAGTATCTTTTGACGGGTGGACTCAAAAGCCTGATCCTGAGTGGTACATGCCTAGATGGTCTACTGACCAGGCAACATCATACCAATTGTATGAGGAGATGATAACTGGTCCTGGGACACCACTGTCTCCGGTATTCTCAACGCTTGAGGAACTAGCTAGGTGGTGCATTGACGTTGTGAACGACGATTACGACCTAGCGTTCCTGCGAAGCAACATCTCTGGTGAGAGGCCTTGGGATCGGCGTGGCTGATTCAACCCCAGATGACGTCCTCTCTGGCGAAGCGCGGTGGTGTGTAGTCCACGGAGACTGCATCGACACGATGCGGAGCATGTCCGACAGCTGCGTCGACGCGATCGTGACCGACGCTCCATATGGGCTCAGCAAAATCACGACGAAAGACGTGACCGAGGCGCTCGAGTGCTGGCTTGCTGGACAGGCGTACTTGAAGCGCAAGCGCGGCTTCATGGGCCGCACATGGGACCGCTTCGTCCCGGGTCCCGAGGTGTGGAGCGAGTGCCTCAGAATTCTCAAGCCAGGCGGATACCTACTCACGTTCTCCGGTACGCGAACAGAGGATCTGATGGGCATCTCGCTGCGCCTAGCCGGATTCGAGCTACTGGACACGATCCAGTGGCTATACGGCCAAGGGATGCCGAAGTCTGTAAACATGGAGCGGATGGTAGCGATGCACCAATGCACGCTGCCAGGACGGCACTGCGCCAGCACGCTGCCTAAGGCACGGAAGCCTGGCGACCACCTATGCCCGTCCACTGAGGAGTCTATGCGGTGGTCTGGGCAGGGCTCTGGGTTGCGCCCATCGCATGAACCGATCTTCGTCTGCCGTAAGCCGCTCGAGGGTACCTACGCCGAGAATGCGCTGGCGCACGGAACGGGTACGCTCAACATCGACGCCTGTCGCATTGAGCATGCGTCCAAAGATGACTTCGAGCAGCACCGATCCGGGGTCGAGGCGATTCGGGCGCGCGGTGGCGAGATGGAAAATAGCTGGAAAAATGCCAGCGATCTCTCTGGAGCGAGCGAGGTAACATCAGGACGATGGCCCCCCAACGTGCTCATCCAACACGCCCCTGGATGCCGACTCGTAGGAACTCGATCCGTTGCGGCAAATCCAGCCTGGGACACGCCGAACCGCGACACGCAGCCGTCTTCGTTCACCGGCTCCAGCGTTTCGAAGGTGAGACACACCAACGGGCGAGAGAACGAAGTGAGCGGAGATAAGTCCTACCAGGGCGATGGTTCAACCTCGTTCGCCTTCAGGCCTGGACAGCGACGGGACCAGGCTACCGAGGATATTGAGGTTTGGGAGTGCGTCGACGGGTGCCCAGCGAAGGCGCTTGGCGACCGTGCACGCTACTTTCCCCAGTTCGCGTCAGACGAGCCGGAATTTCTCTACCATGCGAAGCCCGGTCGCGCCGAGAAGGACGCTGGCCTGAAGCATTTCAGAACCAGAAGCGCGGCCGAGGCAACGGCGCGGAAAGACGAGCAGGTAGGGCTGAAGAGCGCCCGCGCCGGCGCTGGTGGTGCGCGAAACGTACACCCAACATCAAAGAGCGTTGACGTCATCCGATGGCTGACGCGACTCGTGGCTCGACCTGGCCAGGTCGTCTTCAACCCATTCGCCGGCGGCGGGTCTGAGGGGATCGCGGCGATGCGCGAAGGGTGCCGTTGGATTGGGTGCGAGCTCAACGACACCGACGAAGAGCCGTTCGTGTCGATCGCGCGAGCTCGCCTCACCCACGAAGATGGCGGCAGCTACGTGCCGCGTGAGTCATTGCGAGCGGAACCAGAGAAGTCGCCTAGGCAGGGGAAGCTGTTTTGAGACGCGATTTGATCGCTGAGAAAGCTGGCGTCGGATCTTGGAGTGCCTCCAGCTTCGCTTATGTTCGGGATATGCGAGTGAGGCATGATGGACAGACAATCGCACAACGATAGACGGATCGAAAAGGTCGAAATGGAAGATTGCGTCTGGTACGCCGAGACCGCGGACGGAATTGGAGCGTACCGGTGGGACAGGGAAGCGGCGATCCAAGCGGCGCTGGAGAACGAGAGGCAGGCGTCGATTCTTGACGCGAAGGAAGACCTCGGCAAACGGCATCCACAGTCGCGTTACCTTACCCAAGAGGAGCTGTCGTCCCTCATCGCCTGCGGGCTAGTCAGTCAGCTCGTGAAGTGTGGTGCTCAAGCCGTCTACGAGCTCACTCCAGAGGGGCGCGTGCTGCTCGAACACAGCGTCCGAATGGATGATGTTGGGTAAAATGAGAGCAGTGAAAATGAGATGCATGGACGATGAAATGGACTGGGCTAACGTGGCTGCGGTGAGCGTGCTGGCGAGAAAATTCGGCATGACCCCCCGTGAGTGGCTGGCACAACTTGACCTGTTGGAGGAGGAGCGGGGGGAGTGCTCTGGACAAGCGCAGGTACCAGCGTGACATCTAATCAACTGATCGCTTGAAAACTGTCAGCTGAATGTCTACATTCAGCTGAATGACAGCTCAAGACAGGCTAAGGGCCGCAAGGAAGAGCGCAGGAAGGACGCTGGCTGACATTGCCAGCGATACTGGGCTCACCGTCGCCTATCTATCTCAACTCGAACTCGGTCAGAGGAATGGCACGATCGAGACCTGGACGAAGCTGGCTTCATCACTCGGGGTTCCACCGGCGGCGCTTGTGTTCGGTGTATGCGACCCGCGAGGAACCGAAGAGTGAGGCACCACGCTCAGGTTGCTCCTGTGTTTTGGACTCGAGGGACCGGAAAGCGTCTTCGAGGAAATCCACTGGCTCAGGCGCTGGCTTGCTACCTAATGACGGGTCCGCACACGACAATGACCGGTCTGTTTCACCTATCCGTCCCGATCATCATGCATGAGCTCGGGTGGAAAGAGGATCGCGTAAGGGAGGCGCTAGACGTTTTGATCGCCGAAGACTTTGCGCTCATCGACGAAGGCGAGGAGCTGATGTTTCTCCCGTCTGGAGCTAGAACTCAGATTGGGGAATCGATGAAGGTGGGCGACAACAAGCGGATACAGGTGATCCGTTCTCTTCAGAACTTTGGTGATCACCAGTTCACGCGCCGGTTCGTTGAGATGTACGACGAGAGGTTTAACCTCACGCGAGATTGGGATGGTACTTCGAAGCCACCAAAGAAGGGGTCACATGTGTACTTCGAAGCCCCTTGGCAAGCCCCTTGGCAAGCCCCTTGGCAAGCCCCTTCGAAGCCCCTTGTGAAGGGGTTTGTAGCCAATGAACAGCCCCTTAGTAAGGGAGTTCTAGAAGCCCCTTGTGAAGGGGTTGGCATGGGGTCCACCGACCCCCGATCTCCTGATCCTGATCCTGATCCTGATCCTGATCCTGATCCTGAAGATCCGGATCCACCTGACAGGTCACGACTCCGCGCTCGCGAGCAACCTCATCCGAGCCCTGCGGACGAGCTGCTGTTTGGTTCTGACCCATCCCAGTATGGGAGGGTAGGTCGGTGGAAGGGGTGGACGCAGGACCAGGTGCGTCGCCTTCGAGAAATCGGCATTGACCCAGAGCAACACGAGCGAAAATTCCGATCGCACCATCGCGGGAAGGGCACGCATTCGGATAGGTGGCAGGACACTGCAGAGGCGTGGGTGATATCTGACGAGCAACGAGCGAACGGAGCCGAGAGGTCGCGCGCCCCCCGCCCCGAGGACGTTTTCGGATGAGCTCCAATCCGCACCTGCGCCGGGCCTACTCGGTCATGCTTGCAGCATTTCCGAGCTGGGCCGCGAAGCAGACGCGCGAGTCACTGGCTGAGTGGGGGAGGCTCCTCAGCGACCTGGACCCGGAGGCCATGGTGGCGGCGGTGGATGCACTCGCTCAGGATGAGCACCGCCAGTTCGCTCCAACGCTCGGTGAGATAAGAAAGTCCGCCCTTGCTGGAATGCGACGCAGGGCCGCTGAGGCGGCCTCTAAGCGCCACGAGGAATGGGTGCAGGAGCAGACGCGCTTAGCCACCGAAAACGCGCGACAGGCCCTGTCACGGGCCGGCGTTGACCAATCAGCGAGCAAGCGGCCAGAGGTTTCGGATTTGGTGAAGGTGCTCGAGAAGTGAGCGACGGTTCGTTACCCCCGCACGACATTGAGGCCGAGGTGGCTGTGCTGAGCGCCTGCATCCTGCACCCGGACCCATCGCTAGACCTCGTGGACGGACTGGTTGAGCCAGCTGATTTCTACTCGGACGCTCACCGGATCCTGTTTCAGGCAGTCATCGGTGTCAGCTCCGACGGATCCGCGGTTGACCTGGTTTCGATCCGCGGGCGGCTGAAGGACGCTGGCCAGCTCGATCGGGTCGGAGGCACCGAGTACCTCGTGCGTGTCACCCATGCGACACCGGCGATATCGAACGTAGTCCAGCACGCCGAGACGGTACGCGACAAGGCGCGTCTGCGGCGCTTCATTAGCGTGTGCCAGAGGGCAGCGGCGGAGGCCCACGGAGATTGTGGGGACCCACAGGAATACATCGACGCAACGGAGCAGAAACTCTCGGCGATCGCCCAGGCCGGATCGGCGCGATCAATGGTCGATATCGGCGAAGCGGTGGGAGAAGCTCTCGAGTCGGTGGCAACCGCATCGAGGTCGGGCGCGAGCGGAGTGACCGGAGCTAGAACTGGTTTTGACGATGTGGACAGACTCACGACGGGGATGCACCCTGGAGAGCTCTTCATCGTGGCTGGGAGGCCCGGGATGGGGAAGGCCCTGAAGGATGGACAGCGAGTACTGACGCCGGGTGGATGGAAGCGCGTAGAGTCGCTGCGAGTTGGCGATCTGGTGATGGGAGCCGACGGGTTACCAACTATTGTGCAGGGTGTATTTCCACAAGGAACGAAGGAGACGTTTTCTGTTGAAACATCAGACGGTTGCTCGGTAGAGGTGTGCGGCGAGCACCTGTGGGTGACTCGTACACGATCTGATAGGCGCGCTGGTTTGTGTGGAGCAGTGCGTACCACGGCGGATATTGCCAGAACACTTCATCGTTCAGATGGAGGATTGAATCATAGCATCCAGTTTGCTGCGAAGATGCGGTGGTCTGAACGGGAACCATCCGAGATTCCGATTGACCCATACGTGCTTGGTGTATGGCTCGGGGATGGTAGTGGGCAGCGAATACACAACCCAGAGAAAGACGTTGTCTTCTGCGTCGAACAGCGTTGGGAAGGTGGTTCTAGCAGGTTCAACGATGGATGTGGTGGAGTTTCACTGTTGGGGATCAAACGGTACCTGATGGCGTTGGGTCTGCTATGTTGTAGGTCGCACGAGAAGTTCATTCCAGAGGCGTACCTGCTAGGGTGCTGGGAGCATCGGCAACTTCTTCTCAACGGCTTGTGCGATTCAGACGGTTATGTCTGCGACCCGCACGGGAAGGGAATTGAATACTGCACTACATCGGAGAAGCTGCGCGATGACGTTGAGTTCCTGGTTAGGTCGCTCGGTGGTAGAGCGAAATCAGCAGAGCACCAAGGATCGTATCGGAAGAACGGGGAACTATGCAGCGCGAGACAGTACTGGAGGATCAACCTTTCGTTCCCCGGTGGGGATATCATGCCCGTGAGCAGCGACAAGAATTTGAAGAAGTGGGTTGGTGGGGAACTTCGACTTCGCGAGCGATATATCGCAAGGGTGATACCAACCGGTCGGAGCAGTTGCACTTGCATCAAGGTAAGCAACGAGGATGGGATGTTCGTTACCGAGGGGTTCATTGTTACCCACAATACGAGCTACGTCCTCAACGTGGCTGCGAACATGACTGGGGCGCGCGAGGTAACCCCTGGAAATTGGGAGCAGAGCGATTTGGCTGCGGCATTCTTCTCGCTCGAGATGCCGACTGAGCAATTGGCGTTGCGTCTCCTTGCTGCGGAAGCGCGGGTTGATGTGTCGCGACTCAGGAGCGGATCTCTCAACTCCGACGATTGGAGTCGCATCACCGACAAGTCTAGAGCATTCCAGCACATGCTGCTTCGGGTGGACGACACTCCTGCAATATCGCTCGGAGAAGTGCGGGCGAAATCGCGCCGGTATCAGGCGGAGCTCAGACACAAAGGGAAGCGCCTCGGTCTCATCGCGATCGACTATCTGCAACTCATGCGCGGAAGGCGGAATGCGCATAGCAGGGAGCAGGAGGTCAGCGAGTTGTCGCGCGGGCTCAAGCAGTTGGCTAAAGAGCTCGAAGTTCCTGTACTAGCGCTATCACAATTGAATCGCTCGGTGGAGTCTCGACATGACAAGCGCCCTCAGCTGAGCGATTTGCGCGAGTCAGGGGCAATTGAGCAGGACGCCGACACTATCATATTCATCTACCGTGATGAATACTACAACATGGATAGCGTTGACATGGGCGTTGCGGAGGTCATCATCGCGAAGCAGCGAAATGGTCCAACAGGGACTGTGCGGACTAGGTTCACGTCGGCATACACGCGCTTCGACAACCTGGAGGAAATCGATGAGGAGCCGTCCTACGCCAGGCCGCGCCCGGGTGACGTTGACGACTGGGGATTTGATAGGAGTTTGGATTGATGAAGATGAGTAGAGGAATAGAAGCCGTCGTAGATATGATAGTCTACGAGGTTGAAATTGCTGTCGCTCGAGCTTCTTGTCGCGATGGTGCACAAAGGTTAGTTGTACACCATTTTCGGAACTTGAGCCCATGGAAGGGCTGGGCAGAGTCCCTCCGAGTAGCAAGAGCGCTCTTCCTGGACCGCGCATGCATGAAGACGGACAACTCGCTAGAGCTCGGAGCAGCCGACGCGATCGAGCAACTGTTGACCGAGGCAGGGATACCGATGCATCGGCCAGATCCACCACCAATACACCATGGTCATGAGCGCGTCATCGTGGACGACGGGAGTGGCTACCAATGAGCGAGGAATTCTCCGTCTGGGCAATCGTTGAGGTGATGGGTCACCAGATCGTTGCTGGAGAGCGTAAAGACCGACCCTCCCGGCTCAGTGGTGCTCTGGTGCCAGGAGCAACTGAAGAGGGCAGCATGAACCTGCTGGATGTGTCGAAATGGTCGCTGAGATGAACCGACTACGCGAAATCGCCAACTCGTTGGAGGCCGTCCCAGAGCTCATCAGGATGTGCGTGCGTCCAGACGGATCGATTGGATCGCGCGCGTTGTTGGGGACAGCTGACTCGCTAGATCCAGTGGCCCAAGCTCTCAGGAACGCAGCTGACGCGATTGAGAGAGACGTCTATGCGTACTGGTGGCGCCGGCTGGAGAGAGACTGGCGCAAGATCGGAAAATACGATTCTGCCGATGCTGCCAGACAGATTGCTGACAGCATCGAATCAGGCGGAGTTCACCGGGATAAGTGGTGTTCGATCAAGATCGAAGTCCCAAACGCAACCGACGTGTGCGACGTGTATCCGCTGGCACCAAGCCTCTCCGGTACCACCGTTCACGCGAGGAGGATCAGGTGTGGGGCGAGAGCTGCATGCAAGCGACTTCGTGAGCGAATTGCTGAGCTCGAGAATGAGCTGAAGATAGCGAGGATGTTAATAGCGAGGGGGTTCTGATGGCCTACTCGCTATTGGACAGCAGTGACTGGTATGCATCCAGAGCGACCACTGGTGAAGACAACACCACATTGAGGAAAGACTGTGAAACTACAAAAGCTGTACATATGGGACAAGCGCAAGAACGCGCCAAAGGAGCGATGGGGTGCGATTGTAGGGCGTGTAGCATTCCTGATGGCGAAGAAGTCTAGCAATCGGGCTGATGTAATCCCGTCAGCGCGCGTCTACACTGACCCTGCCGCTTGCGTGGCTCAGTGGCATTCGACACAGAAGGTGTTTGTCGTTCCGCAGAATCGCTACGATGACGAGCCAGAGTTCACGGAGCGGCTGATGATCAAAGGAAGCAGGAGACCCCGAAGCCACAGTGACCGGTACCCGTTCGGAGGCGGTGAAGTGGTTGAACTCGTTTCGCACGACCGTGTTTGTTTGCACGACGCCAGTCTGGTGTTCACCACGAAAAGTTCTCTAACAAAGTACTTGTTGGAGAAGGCTCGCGAGGATGTGTCAAGAGAGCTAGACCGAAGCAAGCGCATACAGAAAGACATCAGATCGCTTCGTGATCGGGTAAGAAAGCTGGAGCAAGCATGAGCAAAATCGAGTGGACGACCGAAACGTGGAATCCGGTGCGAGGATGCTCCCGCGTCTCGGAAGGGTGCCGAAACTGCTACGCGATGCGAATGGCGCACCGTTTCAGCGGATCGTGTCTGCCATACGAGGGGCTGACTATGCTCAGCAAGCGTGGTCCGATATGGACTGGCGAGGTACGCTTCGTTCCGGAGATGCTCGACGCACCGCTGCGGTGGCGCAAGCCTCGCATGGTGTTCGTGGCAAGCATGAGCGACCTGTTCCACGGGATGCTGTCCGATGAGCAAATTGCGACAGTGTTCGGCGTGATGGCTGCCTGTCCTCAGCACACGTTTCAGGTGCTGACGAAGAGGGCTCAGCGGATGTTGGAGTGGTTCTCTAGGTGGAATGAGCTTTTTCTGTACCCACCGCGTTGGCACATTCCAAACGTATGGATCGGCGTATCCGTCGAGAACCAGGCCACCGCAGACAAGCGCATCCCGATGCTGCTGCAGACTCCTGCTGCAGTGAGGTTCGTGAGCGCAGAGCCATTTTTGGGCCCAATAGATCTCGAGCACATCGACGCCGAACGCGCCCACCCCGGCGGACCATTCTATCAACTTGACTCCCTGACGGGCCGCAACACGGACATGGGTAGACCATGCCGTGACGCGGACCACACGCTCGACTGGGTGATCGCAGGTTCAGAGTCTGGCCCTGGAGCTAGACAAATGGATCTTAGTTGGGCTGAGTCGCTACGCGATCAATGCCACAAAGCAAAAGTCCCGTTCTTCACCAAGCAGATTGCCAACCAGCATGACCGAAAGGGGGGGGATCCGCAGCATTGGCCTGGTGGACCGTGGCCTCGTGAATGGCCGGAGGTGTGTAGTGGCCGATAGCGCTACCAACGCACTGCTGACCGCGATGCAGTACGCGGCCGCAGCGAAGTTCATCGACCCGCTTCCTATCGTGCGGCTGTCTCTACATGGTGACTTCCCGACACTGAACCCCATCTCCAGCTTCAGCATCGACGAACTCAAGGCAGAGGTGGCAGCGAGGGAGGGAGAAATCGAGCGCCGCATCGCAGAACAGGAGTCAGAGCGGATCGAGCGTGAGCAGAAGCTATATCAGGAACACCTCGACGCGCGCTGGCAGCAATGCGTGCGGAAGTGGGCGAGCAAGCATGGAGGTTTGGATAGCGAGCAGGAATGGAGGAATAGATGAACTACGAAACACTGTGCATTGAAGCCGAATGCAAAGATGCAGTCCCATCGGCTGAGTTCTCTGAGTGTGAGGAGCACGAGCAGTGTGGTGATCCGTTCTGCCGCGGGCGTCGGTTCCGTTACCTGCTGCGGTACCCAACGTGTTGCGTGAACGACCGTGTATGCCTCTTCATCCTCGCGAATCCATCGACGGCGACACCGGAGGCTATGGACCCAACGGTTACCAGAGCAGTTGGATACGCTGGTGGATGGGGTTATGGGTGGTGCTGGGTCGCCAACGTTCGAGCGTGGCGTGAGACCAACCCGAAGCTTGTACCACCAGATCCTCGTGCCATAGGACCAGACAACGAGCGTGGAGAGTACGTGCTAGAGTTGGTACGGAGTATTGGCAAGGCGCAGAATGCGCTGAAACTAAACAGAGACCGGTCACCAGCGCACCCGCTGTATCTGCGCGGAGACCTGAAACCGTTCGAGATGCCATGACTCTGAGCAACATGGATGAGCGATTCTCTCTCGGAGAGTGGCAGGACCTTGGCCATGGAGTTCGCGCAAGGGTCCGCTATTTCGATGGAGAGATTGATGCGCTAGAATACGAGCACTCCTGCCTAGGATGTCTTCGTGAGGATGCGATTCCACTGCAGCCAACCTGGAGCAACGGCTGGAATGTCCAGTCACTAGAACCGATAACACTGAGCCCGTCGCTGCTCTGTACACGATGCAAGCTTCACGGATTTGTGCGTGAAGGAAAGTGGGTTCCTGCATGACCGCGATGGAGAGAATCAGCAGCGATGGGCTCAAGAAGGCGTTCGATATGGCAGAAGTTGTCTCGCTTTACGAGGCACTGTTCGCTGACGTTAGCAAGATGCTGGAAACCGCTCGGAGAGAGCGAGCAGGAATGGAGGAATAGATGGGATCGCTGTGCATTGAAGCCGAATGCAGCAAACGGATGAAGCTGCTCATCACACGGATTGGAGGCATCACGTGCCCTTCGCTCACGTGGTTCATGGGGCTCCGTGAGCAGCAAAAGCTTGATCTGCTCGCGTGGCTCAAGCGGATTGAATACGCCTCATCTGATACGTGGGAGCCGCCTCCAGAGTGCCTGGATGAATGGGCTAGGAAGCTCGAAGAGACGGCTGGAGGTGTTAGGAGTGGGAAGCTGGTATCGGATGGCAGTATCTAGAGCAACTTTTCGTTCTGACCTCTACTCTGCGGACATCGAATGGTTTCTTACAGAAGCCGATTCGGCGCTTGGAGCGCAGTCGAACCTTGGAGGTCAGATAGCTGCGATCATGAGCGGGTGTGCTAAAGGGGTTCCAAGTGACGTCCCGCGAGCAGCTCCTGCAATCAACCGGAGGCAGTGCGCGCGCCATAGCCGCCTCAGGATGGTATGGGAAAGCGTTCTTCCTCTGGTTCCACACGGTTCATCCCCAGATACTCCGAGCGGGCACGGGTGCCCTAGGTGGTGGCAGAGTCGAGGACTCCACCCCCACCGCGTACTCATTGCACGATACTGTCTGCGACTACCAGAGAGAGCAATGGGGACGGTCGTCCGTGTTCCGAAGTACACAACAACACGACGGCTTAGAACAAATTCTGACGTCGACGAAGCGACAGAGCTGGTCCGTCACCCGTGGATGACCTTCCCTCAGGGGGTGGAGGCCATGTTTGGCGAGGTGTCTGGGGTAGCGATGCTGCTGGCGCACGACGACTCGGTGGTTGCTGCGTTCAAGGATGCATTGGCAATTCTGGCAGGGAAGAGGAAGAAACCACACCAGGACCAGTTTGAGGTAGTCCTGAACCTCGCACAGATGGGTGACGACGCTGCGCTTGGTCCGCTACGAAATCGCGCGGAGCAGGCAACCAAGCAGGCTCACCGGGCCTTCGCATACGCTCGCCGTGTGGTAGCTGAGGCATGGCTGAGCGAATAGTGCTTCTTCAAGCACAAAGACGGCGATCTGAACCCTGCCGCAAAACTAGCGCAACGTTGCGAAATGAAAGAACAAAACTATGATCTGTAGGATGGTGGTTGGCAGTGAGTAACCTGGTCGATGACCTGAACCGAATCCAGGGGCGGTGGCTGCTGATGAGCGTGGCGGCGAAGATATCGGGGCACTCCACACGCACCCTGAAACGCCACATTCGAGCCATCCACGACGACTCTGGAATCGAAGTGATGAAACGCTGGGGACAGCGAGGGCACTGGTACGTTTCGGTGGACGCATTCGCTTCCTACATGCGCCATCATGGAGAGTTAGCAAAGGCGATTTATGAAATACGAGACCGAGTAGAAGATATCGACGCAAAGCTAGTCATGTTGCGGAATTCACACATTAAACTAAGGCGTACAGTATGCAGGCCGCTTGGCCAACAACCGACCGAGCCGACCACCCCAGGACGTAGTCTTTAGCAGGACGGTTCAGGTTGGATCGAACCGTGTCAGCCACCCACTGGTGGAAGACTAGGGGATAGAGAAACTGAGGGGGATACAATCTGAAACAACAGAGAGAAGAAAATGGCTACCAGGAAGGCCAACAACAAGCCGTTTGGAAGGCCAACTAAGCTCACAGCCAGTACGAAGACTAAGCTTCTGCGACTCATTCGCGAAGGGCACTACATTGAGGATGCGGCACAGGTTTGCGGCATCGACGACTCGACATTCAGGAAATGGATGATTCGGGGTCGGAATGAACAAAATGGAGTGCACCGAGAGTTTTTCACGGCCGTAACCCGCGCACGTGCAGACGCAAAGGTGAGTCTTCTTCGCAAGGTTCTCAGTGGAGACGACAGGGGTGTTTCGTTCGGTCCTGCAAAGGCTGCTCTGGAGGTTTTGAGTCGAGCCTACCCGAAGCAGTTTTCGCAGCGCGTGAGTGTCGAGATTGAAAGAGAGCTCGACGTGATGCTAGACACGGCACAGCGAGTGCTGCCTGATGAGTGGTTCCTCAAGCTCCTCGATGCGCTGGAAGAGAAAGGCGACGGAGAGGAAGAAGAGACTGGGGAAGGCGAAACGCCACCAGCCAACACCTAGCGACTTAAGCAAGTACCGCGACGATCCGGTTGGGTTCGTCTGCGACGTCTTCGGGTGCGAGCCATGGGACAGGCAGGCAGCGATTGCACTGGCGGTCGTTGTATCGATGCTTGTGGCGTGCCGGTCTGGTCACAAGGTTGGCAAGAGCTTCGTTGTATCGGCGCTGGCATGGTGGTTTGCCTGCACCCGGCAAGATGCTCGTGTTGTACTCACTGCTCCAACGGACCGTCAGATCCGAAAGGTGTTGTGGCGGGAACTGCGAAGGCTACGAAAATTAGCGGTAGCCCGCGGATACCACATGCCAGAGGTCCCGAAGGACCCTGGAACTGGAATCCAGTTCGACGACGGTCGAGAGATCTTCGGATTTTCGACGAAAGACCCCGACAACTTCTCTGGCATCTCTGGCGCGGAGGTGCTCTACATCGTGGATGAAGCCTCTGGAGTACCCGAGGATATCTTCCAGGCCATCCACGGAAACCGCGCTGGCGGGGCCAGGCTGGTCATGATGGGCAACCCGACGCAAACGTCTGGAGAGCTATACGAAGCGTTCACGACGCAGCGTCACCTCTACGATGATGGCGCGCTAATCCACATCTCGAGCGCGGATTCCCCAAACTGCCAACCAGGAGGCAGGCGGATCACCGGACTCGCGACCCCGGAGTGGGTCGAGGAGATGCGGGAAAAGTACGGAGGCCCCGGCAATCCCATCTACGATGTTCGCGTAGACGGTAACTTCCCGGCGCAGGCTGCCGACTCGGTGATCGGTGTCGCGCTCGTCGAGCTTGCACTTTCCCGGTGGGAGGATGTCGAGAACGGAGAGATTGAGCCAGGAATGGTTCTTGACATTGGTGTCGACGTGGCGCGTTTTGGCGACGACGACACCGTGGTGCAGCCAGTTCGTGGAACGGTTGCGTACATTCCAGTTGCGGTCAACGGCTTCGACAACACCGAGGTAACGGGCCTGGTTATTCGCACGGTATCCGACATGAGGAAACCTGGCGAGCGAGTTCGCATCAAGCTGGACACGACCGGAGGTCACGGATCGGGCCCATACGACCTACTCAGACAGAACTACGAGGATGACGACAACGTCACTGTAGTACCGGTAAACGCAAGCGAGTCGAGCACTGAGCCGGAGGAATACTACAACCTTCGCACTGAGCTTCACTACTCGGTGAGGAATTGGATCGTAGAAGGAGGCGCATTCCCGAGTTGCCCCAAGCTCGAATCTGACCTCGTTGCACCAAAGTACTCACTCCACACAAACGGTGCACGCAAGGTAGAGAAGAAGGCGGACATCAAGAAACGCCTGGGACGCTCCACCGACTACTACGACGCTTTGGCGCTTGCGATCTGGAACGGTAGCGTTGTTGACACGACGTTTGCTGAGGAAGCAAACGAAGAGATGCTCAATGACCCGTCGATGCAACTTTCCCGTTGGGGCGGCGAGTCCTGCGGGTTCTGAAGTCTGTTCTCTTTCGGCTATCCTGCCAATGGCCACTCGCAGACCAGCCATCCCCAATGGTCTGCCTAACTAGACACCAGTGAGGTGATAAATGATTGGGTTTGGACACGTTCCTGCGTTCGGTGATCAGGTCGCTAGAAACTTGGCCGGCGCGATTCAGGTGAGGACTGTAACTGTGGACGAGGCAAACCTCACTGGGACGAGTGCTGAGGTAAACGTTGGCGCCGCACTTCCGGAAAATGCTTGGGTTCTCGGGCATCAAATCGTGTGCAACGAGCAGGGAGCTGGCCAGAGCGACCTGACCATCAAGATCGGTGGTACAGACGATGATGCGATCGTTGCCAGTACTGATCTGGACGCTATGACGGTTGGGGCAAGAAGCGGTACAGCTGGAGCGTGCCCCGTGGGGTTCTTCAGCGAGCAGCAGCTTGTTGCTACATTCGCCGCCACGGCGCTTGCTAGCCTAACTGCAGGAAACTGGACCATCAACGTCGTTTTCGTCGTGGTGTCCTAGGTACCGAGGTAGCCAGTGAGAGAAGGGATTGCGCATCGAACGCATACGTTCGCGACAGCGGGATCGCTGGCGGACACGGATGCGTTCAAGACTTCGGTTGCGACGTCGGAGACGGCTGTCGTTTACGAAGAAGCCGACCTGAACGGTGCTTTGGCGAACCCAGGTCCCGTGACTGAGTCCAAGATGGGGCTCCCTCGGTACCCGTCTGTCACGACATCTGCGTCAGCGTCAACCTACAACACTACAGACCCGATCGTCTGGAACGGAACTCGTGACGGCATTCCCGTCACGGTGGAGACCAAGCTAACAAATGCTGGAGGAGATCAGACCATTGTTGCTTCGTCACCGCTAGATACAGTGACAGGAATCTCCGTTCCTGCGCAGGACGGAGCCTCGGGGGCTTTTCAGTTTGGTTTCTCTGGGGTTGCTTGCCGCAGGAGACATGGTACGGACAACAAGCTGCTGATGAAGCCTGTTGGGTCAGGGACCGTAAAGGTCGGCTATCCTGGAGATTTCACCGACAACCTGGCAGTGTCTTCTCATCAGCACGAGCCTGTCACGGTGAGTCGCGTTTACGCAGACACTACCGACGTTGGTGTTGTGCTATACGAGTAGCGAGTGCGACGCGCATGAGCTTGATAGAATTCTTCCAGAATGCGCTTGGGGCTGCTCGAGGTGTCGTCGATACGATCGTCTCTGAGGTTGCACTGTGGAGGCAGTTCAGCCGCATCGGAGGTAACCTAACACCTGGTGAAGTCTCCAATATCATCTACGATGCGGACATGGGCCGCCCGGCAAAGCTGGTTGACCTAGTTCACGAGTGCCGCCAGAAGGACGGGCATTTCCAGGCGGTGTTGGGGACCCGCGAGATAGCCCTCGCTGGTCTACCGTGGGGAATCGATCCACCACCTGAGGCAACCACGGAGGAAAAGAAACAGGCCCTACTCACGCAGCGAGCTATCGAGCAGTGCGACGACTTCGTCGTGCTGTTGGCTCACCTGGTCGGTGAGGGAACACTGTTTCCAACCGGAGCGTGGGCAGAGAACATCTGGGGATTCGAGCGGTTTGGGGAACTCGCTGGGATGGAGGTACCAGTCGCGTTCAACAGAATCAGTTCTCGCCGCTTCGGGTTCCGTCGCAGTGATTCCAGATTAGTGTTCGTTGAGTTCGGTCAGGAACCAGAGAACAGTGGCGTGGACCTGTTGGAGGAGTACCCGGCTGGGAACTTCATCCACTACCTTCCTCGGGTAAATGGAGACGTAAGGGTTCGTGAGGGGCTTGCTAGAGTTCTGCTGTGGCTGGCCCTCTTTCGTAACTGGGGAGTTCGTGACTGGCTGCTTCTCGCAGAGATGGGATGGAAGCCGTGGCGAATCGCATCATATACCAAAAGCTCTGACGGAAAGGACCGCGAGTTTGCGAGGGGAGCGTTGCGGGCACTGTCATCTACAGGCGCAGCGGTGAAGCCAGACTCGATTGACCTGGACGTGTTCTGGCCGAAGATGTCTGGAGCAGGTCTACAGAGCGTGCACCGTGAGATGTCCGAGTTCTTCGGTCAGGAGATGAGTAAGGCCACAGTAGGGCAGACACTCACCACAGAAGCCGGGAGTCGAGGGGCACGTTCCCTTGGAGAGGTGCAGAACAACATTCGTCTCGACGTTCGCGACTTCGACGTAACTGGTGTTGAGGCTAGCGTGAACCGAGACATCGTAGCGCATATCTACGGTTTCAATTGGCCGACAGCGCGAAGGGGAACGTTCAGGTTCAAGACCGAGGCTGACCTTGAGCGAATTGATGTCGCAGAAATAGTGTCAAAGCTGGCTGACAAGCTGGACATTCCAGAGGACTGGGTTCGTGAAAAGATCGGAATCCGAAAACCAAGCGACGACGAACCGTGTTGCGGTAGCCGAGAAGAAGGCGAAGCCGCCAAAAAAGCTGCGTGATCGTCGCTACCTAACTGAACACTACGAGGACCGCCAAGCGCGGGGTTTGGTGACCAGATGACCGTTAGAAACGGTGCTGAGCTTCTTCAGCAACCAGAGAGCGATTCCCAGGCCGTGAGTCGCAGACTCGCGTGGGCTGGAGCGCGATTGCTGTCGATTGACGAAGAGAAGCGAACTGTCGAATACGTTCTGAGCGACGACACCGTTGACTCTTACGACGAGATCGTCGAGCAGACATGGAGGCTTGAGCGGTTCAAGAAGAACCCAGTAGTCTTGTACTCCCACAACCGACAATCAGGAGCTGGATGGTTCGGAGGAAGTGGACTCACACAAGGAGAGACATTCCCTGTAGGAAGGATTCTTCCTGATACGCTGAAACGTAAGGGGAACAAGACAGACGGATACTACCTAGCAGGGACAGTCCAGTTCATCCCCGAGGAAGTCATTGCGAAGATGGGGAGCGATGGGGAGCGAATTGAGGCTGTTTGGCAGCTAGTAAGATCGCAATTCCTGCGCGCTGGGTCCGTCGGATTCTATCCACACACCGTGAAGGTGGAGACCCACGACGATGTGGAGCGGTACGTGTTGTCGGACAACGAATTGTTCGAGTTTTCCGTATGCCCAATTGGGGCAAACGCGAATGCTGTTTCGAACTCGCTAGGCAGCAGAGAAGAGCGCAGAGCGTACCTTGCTCAACGTGTGGCTGAGTGCGCCAAGCGCAGCGGTAACAACGAACCTCAACCGGCCGCGAGTGGCCAGGAGAAAAGCATGCAAGAAAATGAGCTGAGAGCGAAGCTCGCGGAGCTGGAGAAGCTTCTAGATGCATCTCGCTCGAACGAGAAGGCTGCTCTGGAGCTGGCGCAGTCGCACGAGAAGCAGGTTGGAGAGCTGAACGAAAAGGTAGAGCAGCTGTCCGCAGACGTTGCAGCTGCAGCCAGAGACCTGGCTGTCGCCAACGAGGAGCTTGTGAGGGTTCGAACAGAACGAGACGAGTACGAAAGCGACGCGATCGAGAGCGAGATCCAGTCATACGTCGGTAAGAAGTGCCACGCTGGTGAGCTGGATGACCTGCGCGAGGACCGACGACGACTCGGCAAGGTGCCATTTGCAGAACGCATGGCGCGGCGTGCCGACCTTGCGACGAGCAAGCAGCTCATCGCGAACGAAACCAACGAGCTATCCAGAGAGGTCGTGTCGGAAACCACGGACTCCAGCGAGAGCGCTTGCGACTACCTAAACCAGAAAGCATGCGTCTAGGCGCAGTCTTTTAGACAGGTGAAACATGTCGAAGGCTACGAGAAAGAACCTTCAGAATGCCATCACTGAGGTGCTAAGTGTGGCGACAGGAAACACTGTTCGGCAGGGCATGCCAGTAATGCTGTCGAGCGGAGACATCGTCGAGTGCGACAGCGACGACGATGTCTACTACGGAGTTGCATACTCCAACGAAGACCTTGCTCCGAGCGACACTCGGCCCTGGACGGCAACTGCAGGGGAGAGAGTGACCGTGGTGCTACGCGGGTCTCCAGTTGTGATTCCGGTGAGAGCAACTGCTGCTGGGCTCACCAAGGGGTCTCTATGCGCTCCTGGCAGCGGAGGTGTTGTCAACGTCACGCACGGCGGAGCTGTAGCGAGCCACATCGTCGGGCAGATGACCGAAAGCGCAACGGGGGCTGGGCAACTAGTTGGCTGCAACCTTGCAGCAGGATGCGCCGGCGGAGCAGCGGCATAACCCAACCATTCTGACCATCCTGAAGGGGAATGATATGACGATCGAACACAGCCGCGACTTCGTGGCCCGAAGCAAAAACGGTCTGCGATGGGAGAAGCTCCACGCAGCGACGCTCGAGTTTCTCCGGAACACCCCGGACAAGCACAAGAGCGAAATCGAAGCAGCCAACCAGAGGTTGCGCGCTCAATACGAGATGTGGCAGGGGAAGATCGGAATCAATGACTTGGTTTCGCTGAACCTTACCCCTGGTTCAGTCCAGACCACGTCAGTGCTCCAAAACATGAGCGTTGCGTACACCAATGATGAGTACATTGGTCTGCGATTGATGCCTTCCTTCCCAGTCAGCTTTGGCACCGATGCTGCGACCTGGTGGGAGCTCGACAAGGAAACGATGTTCGAGGCTCCAGACGACACCATTGGTACTGGTGGGTCGGTGAACAACATCAACGCAGGGTTCGTCAAGCAAACCGCTACGATGCATCCTCATGCGTTGCAGGGATCGGTTGATGCGAGATCTCGAGCAGCGATGGATGCTCCAGTGTTGGCATTGGCGTCAAGACTTCCTCTGGTAGTCAACGGACTCAGGCTCAATCAGGAGAAACGCATCGTTGCAATCGCAGGAAGCTCGGCCAGTTTCGGGTCGAACACAGCAGCAATCTCTGCTGCTGACCAGTGGAATACTGACCTTGGTGGAGATCCTGCTGGATCTGTTGACGCCGCAAAGGCTGAGCTGTTCTCTGGCATCGCGGAGACGGACACGGTTGCTTTCTGCAACGAGCGCGTCTTCAACGTTCTGAAGCGTCACCCGACGATTCGAGAACAGTTCAAATACACGGGTAGAGAGACCCTGAGTCGGCAAATGCTCGCGGAGTACTTCGAGGTTGACGATCTGTTGGTCGGCAAGGCTCGAGAGCAGACCGCAAACGAAGGGGCTACGCAATCGTGGACGAATCTCTGGCCTAGCGTGTTCGGTGTCGTAAAGGTCCCTCGCGTTGTGCAGGAGAAGATCGCCTGTTTTGGCATCACGCTTGAGGAGCCGATGATGGAGCTCGAGCACTTTGAGCCAAACGTTGGTGGCTGGGGAGAGTACATCACGAAGGTGGCTTTCTCTGATTCATCGAAGGTCATCTCGTCATCGTGCGGCTACCTACTAACCGGAGTTATCGGATAAATGTCCAGGAATCAGAATAGAGGGGGGCATCGATCCCCCTCCGTTTCTGAGGATTCATCTGGGCAATCTTCAGAGGTTCAAAAACCTTCCGATCTCTTCGATTCAAGAGAACACGGATCAGCGAGTTCAACAAAGCCTCAGAATGACGAGGTCGAGACGAATGAAGCGGTCGAGACTCGCACCTACCACGTTGTTATGGCTATCATGCGCACCGTAATCTCCACCAAGATTGCGGCAGATGGCAAGGAGATGACCATGCGCAACACGGACCTGCTCCGCCCTGGAACCGTACTTGAGCTGACGGACGAAGAGGCTCGCGAGTACGGTGAGAGGGTAAAGCTTGGTCTAGGAAAACAGGTGCTACCACCAGACCACTACCAGAAGCGCAGAGCCGGAAAGTACCGTGTCGTTGGTCCAGGAGCCGTGATCATAGATCGCCGCGTGCGGCGACCTGGATCCGTCATCACACTAACGGAAAACGACGCTCGCAGGCTAGCTGCATTGGTCGAGGAGCTGGAGTAGACCTGCGCGTTTCGAGTTGCTGACTGAGTGATGTCATGGCGTGGGAGTTCGTAACCGAAGCTCAGGTACGAAGCCGTCTGTCGTCTATTGGGGTTGACAGGCTCTATGACGACGACGGTGACGGCTTCGCCGACACGTCCCCATTGACTCAGCTACGTCTTGACGCAACCAGCAAGGTTGCTGGGTATCTGAGAGGCATCACTTCGCTGGAAGAAGTGCAGTCAGCGATAGACAGTGGGGAAGCTCATGAGGTAGTTCGGCTCACCCTTGATGTGTGCGAGTACATGGCCGTCAAGCGTCACCCTGCCGCGTGCCCTGGGCACGACTGGGTTGAGATGATGAAGGCAGTGAACTCAGACCTTTCAATGCTGAGGAAGAGCTTCACCAAGGTCGACACTGAAGGGGCTCCAAACGAACCGAGCAACGTTGGCGGTGATGTGATCCCAGATGTTGAGGACGACTCCACAACATCGTTCTACCGTGGCGGATTCGGGATGTTTTGAATGATTCGATGTCGCCTTGACCTAGAGGATTACCATCGCCTCAAGGAGCGGACCATCAATGAGATGGAGTACGCAGCAGAGGATGCAGCCAACGCTGGAGCAAAGGCGGCGCTGGAGCACGCGAAGGCTACAACGAAGTTCCGAGATCGCAGTGGACGACTTCGAGGGTCGTTAGGATTTCAGCCAGCAAGCAGGCGCGTTCGCAGGATTTGGGACGCCATCATCCAGGCAACGGCCCCATACGCGGCACACGTCGAGTGGGGAACGAGTCCTCACCCTATCGTAGCAAAGGCAGCTCGCGGATTCGTTGGACCAATGGAACAGGGGCAGTCTCGGTCACGCAAGAAGAAAGTGACTGGTCGCCTCGTCTTCTACTGGGCAAAGATGGGTCGGTTGGTCTCGTTCCCTCGCGTCAATCACCCCGGCACCAAACCAACCTGGTTCATGTCGCTGGCAGCCCGCAAGGGCTACTACACGATGATCGAATCAGCGAAGCTGGTTGAAAAGCGAATCGCTGCAATCTGGAGGTAATCGTGTCCGACAGCTACGGAGCAGTTCTACTTCCAGTAGAGGCTCCAGCATCCCCCTCTCACGCGCTGAGCGACACGTCTATCGACACATTGCTGCGGTGGGCGAAGAACATAATCGAGGCGAAGTGCGGTACTGCGTGGGCGTATGTTGCTCCAGGGGAGCCAATCGTCCGTCGTGTCGTCAGCCACCGCCCTGAGCGTGCAGATTTCGGTGCTGACTCAGGGCTTCCAGCGCTGTTCTGCTACAGCGACGAAGGGGCTCCAAAGCGGTTTGCTGATGCACTGTTTGGTCGCGAGAGAAACATCGTACTCCTGTTGGTTTTACCTCCCTGCACCCAGTTCGACTTGGCTCGCAGGTCCGGAGTGCTGTCTGGACTGACTGCTGCGCTTCATGGCGCACTTGAAGGCGAGCCAGAGTGGAGGGACCCGGCTTGGGTTGACTACGACGACACGGATGTAGCTGCTCCACGTTGGGGGAGCAACATCCTGGACCGGTGCGGGTTCGACCAGATGAGGATGACAGTGGCTCGGCAGGCAGAAATCCCAATCGACCTGCAACACGGTCGAGCTGAGTACCAAGCTGCCTACTTTGAGTTCGCTGTCGTCGAGTACTTCAGACCAGGCACACCAACCAGCATTGGTTCATCCATAGGTTTGACCACCAACCAGAACGGTAACACGTCACCCGCATTCGTGCAGACGGATGTGGTTTCCAACGACTAAGAACGCCGCATTAGGCGGGAGAGACACATCATGAAAATGCTCGTCGTTGCGACGAATCCATACCGTACCGTCGACCATCTTGGGCGCCCATGTTGCGCATGCCCCATTGACCCTCGAGACCCGAGGTACTACGACCCCGGAAAGGCGAGTAGCGCCGAGGTGCGAGGACACGTCGGGGCACAGCTCAACCGTTCCCCTGCACTGCTGCGGGAAGGGGCGGAGAACGGTGACGCATCAGACCCAAGCAAGCGCTGGGATGTGACGTGGCAATTCAAGCGCACCCCGTTCCAGATACCAGATACCCGATTCTATCGTGATCGTATCAGGGAGGGCGCGCTGCTTGCAGCTGATGCAGCCACTGCGCAAGCGTGCGGGAAGGCACTGGTCAGCGTGGATGACGCGCGCATCGTTGCTAGGAAGCTAGCAAAAACAGACCAAGTGGTTGACTGGATCGACCCGCCTACGAAAGAGGTCACATCCGCTGCAAACACGGTCGCAGTGACCACTGTCGTGGTACCAGACCTCATCAACGAACTGGAGACCGAATAGATGACGCTGTTTTCCCTTTCCGGATTGACCGGTGACGACAAGGTTCCCGGTAACTACTCCGAGAACAAGTTCGGGCAGGGCCGCAGGGTGGCGACTTTGCCTAGTTCGGTCGTGCTAACCGGTAACATGACGAGCGATGGGTCGATGACTCCGGACCTAGATGTAGTCGAAGTCTTCGGAGAAACAGAGGCCGCTGCGCTTGCTGGTGCACGTAGCGAGCTCATGCAGCAGTACCTCGCAGCGGCGGGGACTGGAGCTAGCATCTTCTTTGCTCCCCCTGCGTCACCAGATGGAGGTGTGCAGGCAACGCTGGTCGTGAACTTCGAGTCACTGGGTACTGGGGTCGGGTCCGCGAAACTGCACTTCGGAGACAACACTGTCGAGTTCTCGATCGACACTACAAGCGCACAGCAGACAGCGACAAACCTAGCCAACGCGGTAAATGGAAAGGCTCACGGGTTCTGTGTAGCATCAGTTGGTGGTGCTACTGAGTACGACGTCACGCTGACAGTTGCTTCTCCAGGTGAGCGTGGGAACAGTTGGCTGGCAAAGCTGGACATGAGCAAAGCTCCGACCGGTTGCGTGATCACGCTCGGACCGACGCAGGACAACGACGGAGTGAAGGTCGCTATTGCTACCAGTTCAAGCTCAGCTAGCTACAGCGGAGCGGACATCAACGGGGCTCTTGCCTCTGGTGGTGTAGCGACGATTGACCCGCCACGATTTGCTACAGCAACATTGTCTGCGAGCGTAGGTTCCTATGTAGCAGGGTCAACTATCACGTTCACTGGTACGTTCGACGGTTCACCCGTTACCGATGTGCTGACTATCACTGGTGCAGATGGAGGTGAGGTTCTAGTTGGCGACCAGTACTTCGACACGATCACTCAGATCGATATCGAAGCACAGGTCAACACCTCTGGTGAGTTCCTTTTTGGTGTCTACTCGCAAGCAGAGCAGACGGCGAGCGGGTGGACGAGATTCTACGGCGGAGTCGGGACCGATGACGTGAGCAACATCATCGACCTGATGGAGGCGGAGGAGTACGCTAGAATCGGGTCAGCGCAGAACGACGCTACCAACGCGGCACGTTGGGAGGCGCATGCTGACAGTGAGTCAGCACCGCTCATCAACCACAAGGAACAGGTTGTTTTAGGTCACACAGGAACGTTGACAGAGGTTACTAGCCTGGCTCAGACCACTCTGAACGCATACCTGTGTGCTGTGTACGCGCAGAGAAACAGTCGCAAGCATCCTGCGCAAATTGCTGCAAAGGTAGCTGCTCAACGGGCTGCGGCAGAAAGCAACGACCCGTGGACCAGATACGATGGCGAGTTCAATGATGCTGGGGCGCAGTTGTGGACAGATGTCCCGGCTCATGCAACTGACCGATGGAACCACGCTGAGCTAAAGGCTCTGTTGAATGCAGGCGTGTCACCGGTCAACGACTTCAACGGGGACACTCGCATTGTTCGATCCATCTGCTCGCACTGCTTGAACGGTTCAGACCCTGACTACCGATGCCTGGATACGGCTGACGTAACCGTCCCACAGTACGTTCGTGTGAGGATGGGGACACTTGCGCAGTCATACCTGGAGGAGAACCCGGGTGTAGGCCCAGACTTGCCAGATGGTCAGCCGCAGATCGAAGGGGTTGGTACCCCTCGAGTCTGGAACGCACTGGTACTCGCAGACCTGAAGGATGTCGAAAAGATCGGATACCTAAAGTCCGTTGACGCTAACCCTCCTGTGAGCGAGTACGACGACGATACGGACCGCATCAACACGGTTGTCCCGTGCGTGGTCCGCAAGCACCAACATCAGATGGCTCAGTCTGTGCGTCAGATTGCTGGCTGAGCTGAAAGGGCTATAAAATGCCTAGATACACAGTGCGAGGGATAACCGTATACAAGGACGGCAGGCGTCTCGGGGAGACAAAGACTGGGAACTTCACGGTCACCGATGGCGGAGAAAACCAGATCATCGAGAACGGGTTCGCAGGACGAAGCAAAGGGGTAAACACAGGAACCCTGAGCATCACTTCTTTGGCTCCAGTGTCACGCATCCCGGTCTCGTCAATCAAGGCCGGTGATACCGTGAAGATCACGCTGGGGCCGTGGTGTGGAGTTCTCAAGCAGTCTGAGATGGTGTGCACCAAGTACGGAGGAGACTGGGATAATTCATCCGGGAAGAGCGACGGTAACTGGGAGTTCGAGGGCCCAGAATTTGAGGATGTCGGATAGCGCGGTGGACCAGCGTGGCCCGTGTGACACTGGTGGTGGAGTAGATGTTGGTGACGGTGATGATTACGTTGGCTGGTTTGGCGTCATCGTAATCGTCACCGTTATTGTCGTCACGGTACTAGACATGTTGTGGTGATTACCGCTTTGATCGCACTGGTTGATCTAGGGCTCTACCCCGGAATCGAACCGGGCCGTAGGAACGGGAGTACTCCGCGATGCCCCTAGCGGTTTTCCATGTGTAGAGCCGTCCCATTATAGCGCCCATGCGCGACTTTTCAATGAGGTAGACAATGAAGGCGAGCGATGTGCGCAGAGGGGACGCCCAGTTCAAGAGGGTCGAACTGGAGCTTGTTGGTGATGGGGGCAGGGTCGAGGTAGGCCTTGCCCCCCTTCGTCCAGGACAAGAGTCAGAAGTCTTTGCAAGAGCGCGCGCCTACGCAAAGAAGAAGGCTGCTGAGGCTGGGAATCCTGAGCATGAGCCTCAAGAAGGAGACGAGGTCTACGAGTTCGCAAAGTCTCTCTTCCGCTGCTTGATCGGGGTTGTCGACGCAGACAGCGACCCGAAGCGACCTGAGCCATTTTTCGATGGAGGTCTGCAGCAGATCGAAGAGATGGGAGAACTCATGGCGGACGGGGTGTTGGCGCTCGCTCGCCGTCATGTCGCCTACCAGGACGAACTGCAGAAGGTAACGCACAGGGTCGGAAACGCCGACACTGACGAGTTCAAGCAGCTCCTGGAGGAGATGGCAGGCCCTTTAGCTCTGGAGAGATACTTCTCTTTGCGGCCAGGTATAGCAGCGAGCTTTACCATTACTACGGTCAGGCTGCTGTTGACCTTACTGCAGGACAGATTCTCTGGTGGATCCGATGCCGTAGCGAGTTCTACGACCGCCACGAACAACGAGACAACGACAAATGAAGGCGTCGCAGGTACGTAGAGCTCCAGCAATGTCTGTCACGGTGTCCCCTGAGGAGTTCAGCGACACGTGGGAGAAGAGACCGAAGTCGCCGGTGGTGATTGGCCTGAAGGCGCTGTCACCGAACGACGAGAGCGTAGCAAGGGTTGATGCGTCACGGATCATGCAGGATCGCTGTAGCAACTCGAGCGACGAACAGCTCTGGATTGACGAGTACAATGCAGCGTTTGCTGCTGCAGTGATCGGAAACGCGATTTGTGACGCGAATAACACGACTCAGTGGCCTAAGGAGCTTCCATTCCCCCAGCAGACAATCACCGAGGCGCTGATTGTTCCTGCAATTCACAGACTGTTCAACGAGTACTCGTCCAAACTCACGGCTCTGTCTCCTGCCACTCCGGTGGTGACGAACGAAGAGATCGACGAGTTGCTGGAAGAGCTCGATGAGCTCGACGAGCTCGAGCCGGAGAAGGCTGCGAAGGTTCGTAGGCTCATCTACCGTGCTTACGAAGTCGCAACCGAGTGACCCATGGCTGCCCCAGTTCGCATTATGCTCGGCGCTGGGCTCGATGCGTCCGTCGAGCAGACATTCACAGCGTATGAGAGACGGGCTGCTCGGGCTGCAAAGGCAGCTGAGCGAAGCAGTGCTACCTCATCCAACTCTACTGCAGTCAGCGCCGCGAGGATGGCGGGAGACGCGCAGGAGCGAGCAGCAAAGAAGGCTGCCCGGGTTCGTGAGCAGGAAGCCAAGAAGGCTGCAAAGGCTGAGGAGAAATCCGCCAAGGACTCGTCGCAGACGCAGCTAGCGGAGATTCGTAGAATCGCCCGCGAGCGGGCTCGAGAGCACAAGCGGTTGCTGTCTGAGGTGGCTCGAGAGGAACGGAAGGCGAGTCGAGAGCGAGAGAGGCGAGCAAAGCAAGAAGCGAGAAACAAAGCTAAGGCCGAGCGTGAGTCGAGGAGAGAAATCGACCGTTTGGCGACTCGAACATCCCATCGAGCCACCCGATTCATGATGCCGAATATGCCTCTCGCATCGGTGGCGCGGCGGGGGGCAAACGACTTCCTGCGTGGGGCTGGAGTAGAGACGAATCTGAGCGGCCTCATGAGCCGCGTAGTTGAGTCGGACAAGGCTGCACGAGCCCTGTCTGTAAAAGGGTACATAAAGGGTGCGGTAGGAGAAGCTGGAAAACAAAAAGACCCCTCGGTGCTGAGAGAAGAGGCAAGGTCGCTTGGGGAGGACATGGCGATGACCACAGACGCCATCCTCGAAGGGCAGAACGCATTCGTAGACCTGCGAGGGAACCTTGCCGGAGCCAGAGACATCTCCAGAGAGATGGCGATGCTAGCGCGCTCTCAAGGGGTTAGCTATCGAGACATCATGTACATGGCAGGAAAGGCCGAAGCCATGTTCGAGGGTCAAGCAGAGTACGCTGGCGACGAGCTGAAGAAGCGCGAAGCGATCGGATCGCTGATGCGTACAGCCGTGTACGAGGCGAAGAAGTACTCGATTCCTGTCTCTGAAATGGCGAAAGAGCTTCCCAAGCTATCCGGTATCGCCAGCCAGTTCGAAGGAGACGTCGGTCGCAACCTAGTCGCTCTGATGGGCACCGCGCAGTTGGCGGAGGGAGGTGCTGCGAAGAACCCAGCAACGGCAGCTACGTTCACAATGAACGCTGCACTGGCGTTGAAGTCGAAGGCTACCAACTTCAAGGACATCGCTGGAGTCGATGTCTTCTCCAGCACCGAGAAGAACAAGCTTAGGTCGTTCGAGGACATCATTGTCGACCTTCTCTCTGCCACTGAGGAGAAGAGAAGCGTAAAGGTTCGAGGCAAGGGAACTGTGGAGATGAACCAGCTCCAACAGCTCCAGGCAATCATGCCAAACATCCGCGCGAACCTTGGAATTACGAGGTTCCTCGAGATCTTCACCGAAGCTGGCGGCGGGAAGAGAGGGGTCGCTGCTCTTCGATCTACGTTCCGCGATACCGCTGGTGAGGTCAGCAAAGAGCAGATCGGAGAAGATCTAGAAAGCGTTCTTGGTGGTACCGAGGCAAAGGCGATGCGGTTCAACCAGCAGCTCGAAAGAGTTGTGGCTTCGATGGCGGACAAGCTGATTCCAGCTGCAGAGAAACTCGCACCGTCTGCTCTGCGTGCTGCTGATGCGTTGGGGAGCATCGTCGAGTTGGCAGCATCAAATCCAGGTCAGGCTATTGTTGCTGCAATCGGAGTTTCCACGGCAAGGGCTTTTGCTGAGTCATCGTTTCGCTCGGTTATCGATGCAGCAATCAAGAAGTCGTTTGGTGTCGGAGCTACTGCTTCCGGAGGAGCGGCTCCTGGCGCTGGAGCGTTAGGAACTCTTTCTGCTGGGTTGGTGATCACCGCAGCAGCTGTAACGCTGTACGCAACCGGACGACTAATAATTGACAGAGCTACAAAGGATATGGGCGAGGGTAGATCTCGTTCGGTCATCAGTAGCGTCAACGCAGACATCGCCAGACAAAGAGTGGCGAGACAGATGCGCGAGCAGAGAGAAACAACGCCAGAAGCGGTTAGGGATCTACGGGAAGCAACGATCCAGTACAGAGAGCGTATCGCAAGCGCCGAGGAGAAGGGGACGTTTGCTGGAGACTGGAAGGCAATCAAGGGATGGTTTGGGATGTCTGGCGGACTGTCTGACGCGCAACTAGCAGAACGGACAGCAGATGCTAGCAAGCTAGACGAGTTGCGTGCTGAGCTACAGAAGATGGAGGCGACACTCAGGTCCGGGAACTTGAACGTTACGGTAACGAACGCGAGTGAGATCTCTGCAGGTCGAGGCGATTCTCCAACCGTGGACCCTTCCGGTCGTGAGCCATGACGGACTCATACCTAAGAACACTGAAGCGGCTTGCAATCAACCGCGTTACGCTCCCGTACAGACGCATCAGTGTGCGAGGTGGCATCCGTCATCACGTTCACGAGTACCCGAAGGTTCCAGGGGGTCTGGTGGAGAAACTCGGGAGGAAGCTGTACACGATTCGTATCGACCTAGCGATTGACGAGGAGATAGCAAGGTCAGGCTACTACCAAGGAAGAAACCTGATCACAAACCTGAAGGTGTTGATGCATGATGTCTTCGAGGGTCAGGTTACGACGCCTGTGTACCTACCAAACATCGGAGAGATCCGCGCTGTAGCGACCGAGTGGGAGAGAGACTTGGATGTCAAGTTACTGAGTGGTGAGGCTTCATCCGTCACGATGCTGGAGGACAACGATTCAGCGTCGCTCGTGGAGAATACGCTAAAGGTTGCCCCTCCTGCTGCCATCACTCAGTACCTTGGAGACGTCGTTGCGCTGAGCCCAACGCCAAAACCGAACCTGCTTGAGCAGCTGCATGAAGCGGTAAACAACCTGCTAGCATACAGGGACCAAACGCAGATGTGGGCTGGGTTCCTGGCGGCGAAGATCGAGGGACTACAATACCTGTTCGAGGAGATTGACAGCAGCCTGGATGACCTGAAGAACCCGGAGTCGTGGGAGCTTCTAGAAGCGCTTCGAAACCTGTGGGGAGCCGTAAAGGATCTTGGAGAAGAGGTGGGGGTTCTGAACCAGTTCTCCACGTACACAACCCCAAGGATCATGAGTGCATCGGAGATCTCGCTTGCCATCTTCAATGACACTGCGCACGCAATCGACGTGATGAAGCTGAACGCTATCACCGATCCATACGCGGTAGAAGCTGGAACAAGCATCAGATACTTCACCGCTGAGGCTGCATGACTGTAGATCGCGGATGGCTGGATGACGAGGTTGTCATTCACCTGACAGGTTCCGACATCACGAGGCGGTGCAAGCAGTACTCGATCAAACTGTCGGTGTTCCAGCAGCCGTCAGCGTTCAGTCTTCGGTTGGGAGACAACACGACGGCCGCCGAGATTCGTTCGAAGCACAAGAAGGGAGACCCGTTCGAGCTACGCATAAAGCGATGGGACATGAGCGCTGAGCGGTTCGCGCTCGACGTGCCTCTGCAGGTCGGTACGCTGGATGCAGTGGACATTCCGGAGACCAGCGAGACAGTTATCGAGATGCGCGGTCGAGACAACATGGCAGCCCTGTTCGACTCGTACTTCGTCCAGGACGACTCTGTTACCGAGGCCACGTTCTTCGATCTGACCGTAAAGCAGTTGAAGGCGGTTGGGTACGAGCACACGGACTCGTCGCCGTGGCTTTACACTGGAGAGACAGGGAGAAAGAAGGCTGTCACGAACTCGGGAGGCGGAAAACGCAGATCACCAACGAAGGTCCGGATGGGCGTAACAACGGTTGAGCATCTCGACTATGCCTACAAATGGACGCCGGCGGAGGTTGGCGCGTCGATGCAGTTGACCAAGATCAGCGTCCCTAGCTCCCCCGTATCGACCCCAGACGCGCAGGCTGTGCAGGTAGAAACCGTAACCGGTGGGCAGCCGTCGCAGCAGCTCAATGTGCTGAGAGCTCGCGTAGGACAGCAGCGATACGCATGGCTGAAAGAGCAGTACAAGAAGGTAGGGCTCTTTCTTTGGTGCATGCCATCTGGTCATTTCCTGCTTGGTCAACCGAACGCGGAACAGGAGCCAGCGTTTCGCTTGCAGCGAAAGCTGAACGGGTCTCCTGAAGAGAACAACATTCTGTCTGGAGGACTCCGCGACGATTGTGTGCAGCGATACTCGCACACGCTTGTCTACGGCAGGAGAGGAGGCGGCAAGGAAGGGCGGCAGAGAATCATTGGGGTCTACGTAGACGAAGAGTTGGACGCGCTAGGTATCACCAAGCAAATCGTCTACGAAGATCAAACGGTAAAGACGAAGGATGCTGCAGACTTTCTGGCACGTCGGCATGCGGCGGATGCGAGACGTTCTGCAAGAACGCTACAATATACAGTTTCTGGACACTCGCTCCCATCTCTGCTTGACCCTGGGTACAGGTACCCTCTGTGGGTGAACACCGTCGTGAATGTGCACGATGATAAGCTTGGAATTGACGGGGACTTCTACCTTGGAGACGTCGAATTCCTGATGGACGATAATGGTGGTACCACGTCTCGACTGACCCTGTATTGGCCTGAGGATTTGGTGTTTGGGGAGGTGGCGTCATGAGGTTTTGGCTCGAGACAGTCACCCTATCCGAGTGGGGTGAGGGAGGGTTCCTCGGTATCCAGACGGACCCGCAGGGAGACGGGTCATCGGCGCAGATGCCGCACGAGCACCAATACGGGTTCATAGCTCGCCCATGCGACCCTGGAGAGGATGGGGTCGGGTGCTATGCGCTGAAGGGGTCTGACGGGCACGAAGACTTCTGTTGGCTGGCTCACGACCCTCGCTCCAACGCATGGCTTCCACGACTCACACAGGGCGGAAGTGCGCAGTATGGTGGCGCAGTCGGTCGCGCCCTCACCTGGAGAGAAATTGACGGCGAGACGGGTGGAGTGATCGACTACATCCCCGTCGAGTGGGACGAAGCAGGGAACGCAACCGCTGCTCACAAGATCGAAGCTGGGGTAGACGGAAACGGCAAACCAGTGCTCCAGCTCATCCACTCAGAGGGCATGACGATCGTCATGTATGATGGGGCAGTCACCGTCGCTGACGCAACAGGTACAGCATTCATCAGCCTGGCAGATGGCAAGGTGTCACTGAGCGGCCCATTGAAGGCAACGAGTGGGCTCGATGTAGGTGGTGCTGGTGGTGTCGAGGTGCCACTTCATCCGCCGCTGGTCGCGGCGCTGACCGCATACAACGCCGCCGTGCAGGCAGCGCAACCTGTTTTCCTGGATGGGGGTACTGCGGTGTTGATAGCACTAAAATCCGCAACGGCAGCCCTGCTAGCAGCAGTGACGGCAGGAAAGTCCACCATGCTGAAGACTCTGTAGAGTGGCAGCTATGGCGAGCAAGTGCGCATTCCCAGTGCTGCTGTTCGGGTTCGCTGTACCGCCAGCGTTGCCAGCGCCGGCACTACCAACGGTGCCAACACCACCGGTTCCTTCGTTGCGCAGTGGATCGCTACCTGGGGTTCCTTCACCACCGCCGATCGCTTTCCCGTCTCCATCGCTCCCATCTGCATCAGTGCCGTCACCACCAGCGATTCCGAGTCCTTCTGCACGGGGTTCGCTACCAGGGATATCGCCTATGCCTCCGATTGGGTTCGCTCCTCCATCGCTGCCTCTCCCAGAGTTCCCTGCACCACCTACAATTCCTGGCTTCACCTGCCCGCTAGACCGATGACCTATCCAGCTGCAGAGCGGTTCCTGCTGTCCACGATGGAGTTCGAGCAGGGAGAAGACGGAGCTCTCGTCGAGGAGCACGAGGTCGACGCCTGCGTCACGCTCTGCTTGGGGTGGCCGAAGGGGTCGATCAAGGGAGACCCAACCACCGGTCACACGCTACAGGAGGTGAACATGGGTGAAAGCGACGAGGTGCGCCACAGGGATGTCGCAGAACGGCAAGCTGCATCGATCAAACACCTCATCGACAAGGGCCTAGTGAGCATCGAGAGCGTTGAAGACGAGGTAAACGAGTTCGGGCGACTGAGCGTTCAAACGTCGTACAAAAACCTGGTCACATCCAAATCGAATCGGGTGACGAGTGGCTGAAATCACGGTCAAGACGCGCGACCAAATCATCGCTGACTATGAGCGGAACTACCGCAATAGGTCGAATGCGACGCTCACTGGTCCGGGGACACCGGTTCGTCGGGACGCGGTACTCGTGGCTGATGCTCTCGTCCCCATCTACGCAAACTGCTCACGTGCTGGGCGAGGCATTCCGCTGGACGGAAAAGACGAAGGTGAGCTCCGTCAGATAGCTTCTGACGCAAGTATCCCACTGTCTGGAGCGACAGGCAGTTCCGGGTACGTCACGATCACCGCAGCGTCTACGGGCACCACAATCTTCGCTGGAGATGAGCTCATCGCTTCCCAGCTCGTCTACTACTGCACAACAACCGCTCACTACTTGAACGAGCAATCGGTTCCGGTTGCTGCGCGTTCGACGGGCCCAGCCACCAACCTTGATGCAGGTACCAAGCTTCAGTGGAAGGCCCCTCGCGCAGGGTGCGCTACGCTATGCACGGTCACTGAGCAGACCGATGGGAGCGGACTGAATGGTGGGGCTGACGCCGATGGCCGTGAGCAGATCATCGCTAAGATTCGTGCTGCAAAAGACAATCCTCCTGCGGCAGGAAACAACCCGCACTGGCAGGATTGGATCAAAAGTACGCCAGGAGTCCAGATCCAGGAGGCATTCATCTACGCCTGCGCCGACGGACCAGCGGTTACCGCATGGTGCTTCACCGTCGCCCCAAACAAATACGGATCTCGGATCCCGACTGCAGCACAGGTTTCTGCTGTCCGCAACCACGTCTACTCGAAGGCCAGCAAGTCGGACATTGCTGTCGACCTCACCATCGTCGAGGAGCCCATCGACATCGTGATTGGAGTCGATTGGGAAACCGCCGATGAGCAGTGGTCGAACGAGGCGACGTGGCCGCAGTATCACGTGGAAGCGCCAGTTTCAGGGAGCGGGGCCATTCGGGTCGGCACGGTCACAAGCTCTACTGCATTCCAGTTGGTGGCATCGAACGGCGACTACACCACCTGCGGAGCACCAGTCACTGGGACAGTGATCGGAGTCTACGATGCTGGCGGGCGCGCTTTTCGAAGAAAGACAGTACTCACCGTCAGCGGAACTGGACCTTGGGATGTCACCTGCGAGTCTAGCTACGGTTCATCTGACACCACGTATGCACCACAGACAGGACAGAGAGTCATGCCGTGGTCAGATGGACTGTCGCAATTCGTTGCGCCGGTGATAGCTGCGTTCGACGCCGTTGGCCCAGGAGAGATTCAGCCATCTGGGTACCTCGATGGCCAGCGTGGTCGTCGATACCCAGAGTCTCCGAAGAAGTATCCAAATAGCATCACCAAGCAGCTCGAGCTCACGCTTGAGTCATTGGGGGTCGTCTCGTCGCTCGACCTACTCGAGGGAGGGGGGGTCTCAGCAACCGTGTCGGACACGCCAAACCTGCTGGTCCTCGACGATCTCGCAGCTTTTCCAAGGCCATAGAAATGGTAGCGATTGACTACTTCAGCTTCGAGGGAAACGAAGACGGCGGAATTGCCCCTCATCGGCCCAGTGTCGATGACCTTGGGGGTGAATCGTTCGAGAACGACACTGCGTATCCTCCGGACGATGACGCTCCGTGTGCAGAGCAGCAGAACGAGATAGACAGGGTGCTGGCGGCGGTAGCTGGCATCTCTCCTGTGCTCGCCTTCACGCTCGATTTCAACTCCGGGGACCCGTACATCGCGCGTTTCTACTGCGCGAACAGAACGGTTTCCATGAGCAGCTTGACGCTCACGGATAACGGGTCAGGCGACACGAGTGTCGTGTACCCAGAAGGGAAGTTGCCCCCTGCAGTGCTAGATCCTGCTGCATTCAACAATGCCCCGACAACCGTTGACTCTGTTGGTGTCACGTTGAACGAGGCTACCCGCACTATTCGTGTTGTTACGAATGGCGGAGGGTCTGGTGTAGACGGTCGAGTCACGGTCCTGGTGTACTGATGCGCTTCTCAGCGTTTTCCAGATTCGGGTTTCTTCGTTTCTCTTCTCGCCCACCCATCTCCCAGACTATCTATGAGGGTCTGCGCGAGGGGCTCGGTGGGAATGCGGTATTGGGTGATGACTCGTTCGATGGACCACTGGCAGCGAAGCTTTTCGCCACATCCATGGTGATCGGAGCCGCCCAGCGGAGCATTGACCACGTGAACGCAGAGGCGCGACCGTCCACCTCTACAGAGCTCATCGCTGACCACGAGAAGGACTATTGGATCACACCTCCTACCATGGCGACACTGGCGGAGAGGCGTGCTGCACTCGCAGAAGCAGAGCTAATCGCGCAAGGGAACTCAGCATCAGTTGTCAATGCTGCGCTTGAGGCATTGCTTGGGGACCGACTGATCGCCATCCGCCACTTCGGAGAAGGCGAGGCGGTAGCAAGCCCTTCCGACTGGGATACCATTGGACCTGGACTCTGGAAACCAGCTGGCTCGATCGGAAAGACACACAGACTCGCAACCACAGTTGGTTCAGGCACGAGTCCGTTCAGCCTCACACTCATCGATGGGGACCCGATCATTGGCGGAGAGGAGGCCATCATAGATCCAGGAAAGCTCGGGATCGAAGAGCGGATTGTTACTGCAGACACCATCGGGCAGCTGTTTGCAACCTTCGCCAGACCTCACGAAGCCGGAGCGCTCATCAGCACGAAGCCTTGGCCGCGTGTCACATCTACAGCGCGTCATCTGCTGATCGTGGTGGACTCCGATACAGCGGTCTCGGCAAGATGGAGGAGAGCAGTAGCGAAGCTGCTGAAGAAGATTCTCAAATCTACCGAGCGTTGGTCGCTCGTCGCTGAAGCATCGCCAGGAACGCTGGGACCGTTCGTTCCTGGAAGCGGGATACCTGGGGTAACGCCGCTAACCGAAACAACAACATCAACACCGTAACAGCATGTCACACAACAGCAGAATCCGAGCCGACCTTGCCGCCTGGGGGGTACCAATCCCAGTTGAGCCAAGCGAGTTCGAGGCGCTTGACGCGGCTCAGTTTGCAGCCATCAATGGCGATGCTGGTGGAAGGTGGGATCCTTCGTCCGCAATCGTTATCGGTGGCGCTGGAATTAGTATCGCGGACGGCGCAGATCTAGTTGTCAACGGAGAGTTGACTGTGGCAATTGGTGGCGATCTGACTGTGGACCACGCTACGATTACGATAGCCGGAGGGGACCTGCATTTTAGCTTTTCTGCAGGAATGTCTGGGGACATTCAAGGTACCCCGACATTTACCGGTGACCCTGGTTTTACCGGGGACCCGGCGTTCACGGGTGACCCTGCTTTCTCTGGCTCTCCATCATTCACAAGTACCGAAACGCACTCTGGTACCGAAACGCACTCTGGTACCGAGACCCACTCTGGTACCGAGACCCACTCTGGAGAGGTGCAGGTCGAAGGCGTACTGAAGCTCATGACTGGCAGTCAGTTCATCATGAGCAAATATTCGCTAACGGACGCGAACCAGACGATCACCCCCAAGGGTGGAACTGTCTACTCGTTATATCAGACTGCGAACAGGGTCATCACACTGGACTCAACAGGTAGTAGAGCAGGCGAGGTTGTTGTGTTCATAGCTCGATCATCGTCGTACTACATTGATGTCGTTTCTGGATCTGATACGTACCAGATCCAAGCTGGAACCCCAGGGAAGAACAGCTCCGTCATGTTCTGGTGTATTAACGACGGGGGGCCGTGGGTTGCGTTTGGGTACTATCACCCAGTCAGTTGAACGCCCAACGCACTGATGTGGTGGTGTCGCGCTCTCCGAGTAACTGGATCACAGTTTCCTCGCAGGCCGGGACCTGCGGATCTGCTGGGGTATCCACGGCTACAAATGATCCTGATACATCGCACGTGTTTCGGTACGATGCCTGGATCTCAACCGAGCTGGAGAAGCACGCATCAAGATTGGTGTTGTTTACCACCTTCAGGCATGCGTTCCCACGAACTTCATACCGCAGGGTGGTCAGGATGTGCTGAGCCGTTTCCAACGTGCATGGCACCTCAGGTGCAACGCACTCCCCTTTGAAGCATTCCTCGTCACCAATGCACCCAGGGACGCACTCCTGATGCTTAGCGCCACCAGCGCCACCCGCAATCGCCGCCGGCTCATCCCCAGCGGCCCCGCCAGCTTCCTGGGCTCCGCCGCCAGCTCCCCCCGACGACGGGACGAAGACGCAGACCCCAGAGTAGCAGGAGAGCCCAGCATCGCAGGTATCGTTGCCGTAGCAGGGACATGTCTCCGATCCGGCAGGGCATACGGTGGATCCACCGACGCCACCAGCACCACTATCCACGTTGGCCGGAGATTCTCCAGCGCGGCCTCCCTGATCGGCCCCAGCAACTGCTTGGGTCGGGTCTGCAGATTCCGACCCACACCCGAACAAAACCAAAGCCAGGCCTATGGCCAGTATCCTCGCGATAGTGTTCACCTGACCTCCTCAAGCTTCTTCGCCAGAACCGCCAGACCCTCGTCAATCGCGAGCCGGATTACGTGAGAGCGAGATACGTTCGCGCCGAAGCTTTTGGCGCGAAGTTGGATCGCGAGAGCATCGGCCTTCTCGACCTGCTTGCTGGTGATTCTGGCCATGGTGGTGTGGTCTGCCATTTGGTACCCTCAAATTGTTGAAGGGCCCCCGAAGGGGCCCTGTTGACTCACTTCCACTCACCGCTGGCGATGAGGGCTGCTCGTCGTGTCAGCCAGTCGTCGGTATCGACGAAGAAGTCATGCCCAAGCGAGTTGGTAATGCGGACGGTTTCCTCGTCCACGTAGTGGGCGGTGATGCTGTCGGCGTCTCGGCGGAAGGTCTCGGTTGATTTGGTCATGATTCCTTATCTCCTGTATCTCGTCCCTGCTGACAGGTGTAGGTATGCACCATTGTTACGGATGATGCAAGGCGATTATTGATGTTTCATACACTTCAGTATGTGCATATGCGCGAGACGCACACATACGCAAAAGACGCTACTTCTCGGAAAGTAGTAGTCCCACTCGGTTTGCGTGAGTCCCCTTCAGGAAAGTCCACATGCCAATCCACGCAACAGCAGCCGTAAATGGTGGCGCCCCTCAGAGCGGAGCAATCACGCTAGATAGTGGTGATTCCGTCCAGTTTGGCCTGTCGAGCTACATTGGCGTTGGGGTCATTTCCTGGGAGATCTATTCCCAGCCAGATGAGTTCGATACCCCATCCGGTTGGACTGCTGGACAGGGCCGCATCTGGTGGCAAGGTAATGCGAGCACTGGGCTTGTCCCGCCGTCGGTCGACTTCACTGGAGCCCCATGGGGGAAGTACCTGGTCCGCTGCACTGTGAACAACGGGCTGTCTGGTAGCGCTATCGACCTGGACAAGACGCGAGATGAGTCGCTGGTGCTGCAGCTGGCTGGACCCATTGAGGATGTGGCTCCTTTCGAAACTGACCAGTTCGATAATGTATATGGGATTTGGGGATCGATTAGGAAGTCATTAAGACACATCGCGGACTTTGGTTTTGGGACAACACGCTTCGTGGACCCAAATCACTACGCAACGTTCGCCGAAGCTGAGTCATACGCAGCAGCGAATGGTCTACCTATCTACATCACTCCGGGTACGCACGATGTTGAGGCTACGATCGCAACGTCGGTTGATTTTGTGTGGCATGGGGGGAGACTTCGCCCGGCTTCTGGAGTGTCTGTTACATTGAACGGTCACCTTAGCGCGCCTTCCTCAGTACATGTTTTTGACTCGTCATTGGGTGGGGCAGTGTTCGTCTATGGTGAGCCGTTCGTCTATCCGCAGTGGTGGGGTGATATCGATGGAGATTGGAGGACAGCTATCCTGGCGGCGGAAGCCTCGGCAAACCTGGCTGGGGCTGTTACGGTGTACGAGAACGGAACATATTCTATATCTGGAAACGTAACCGTTTCAGGTCGTATGGAAAGGGGGGCTTCGTTCACCGGTGCTGGAACAGTGACGTACCGAAGAATAACTGAGGGTGTACGAGGGGAAGTCACCGCTCTTCCAGGTACTGGTTCTGGAAACGTTCAGCTTAAAATGGACGGAGCAGCGAACACGCTTGTGCTCAGCGGACTCGTAGAAGACGACGAAGCAAATACTGCATTTTTCGTGATTTATGTCGAGGACTCAGACGGTTCTGATTCATTCCGTGACGTGATTGAGATCAGCTGCAGACGCTCATCAGGGTCGATACGAATCAGCACTAGGGATGGCGTGAATGATAGCGGAGCAACCGCACAACTGTCGAGTATTGAGGGTGACGCTAGCGGTTACTACTATCAGGTAGACGCATCTGATACTGCAGACACGATCTATGTCAGTCTAGTTGACCATGCAACGCAGGCCAGAGTAGCGCGTGTGATTTCGTACTGGGAGATTGCTGAGGACGTGTCATGAAATTTGGCCTAGGTTTTGGATTCTTTCCACGCCCACCACGAACGCTGTGCCAGTTCGATACTGTGGACACACAATACTGGTACGGAGTGTCAGGAACAATCGACATTACAGTTGCTTCAGGTGTATCATGGGAACTTACTATCAATGGGGAAACAGCTGACACTGGGGTTGGAACAGGAAGCTCGCAATCAGCATCGTTCACTCCAAATCATGCAATGGTGGCGTCCGCTTCGACGGTGCGTCTTGTTGCAGGAAGCAATGTTGTATTTGCTGCCTCATCAGTCTGGTCACCGTTGCTGCTCAATACGAAACCTGACATTTGGATGGTAGCGGATGCTGCTAGCTCAGTGTCATCTGTGCCTAACTACGGAACTGTGAGTGGTGATTTCGCGCCGGGAGGAACTGGTACTGCGCCGACGCTTGACGGAACGATCAACGGGCATCAGGCTGTCCGTTTCACGGACGGTGGACAGGCGCTTCTGGGACCAGTAAACGCTCGCACTGGAGACTTTAGTCACACGATTGCTGTGCTAGCTCAGTGGGGGTCGAATACCGGTTACAGGGGCCTGGCTGGGATTGGATCAGGAGGAGCAGCTGGCACGTCGTCATCCGGATTAGGTCGCAACAACACTCCAGTGCTGTGGTTCGGTGGACGAAACGACACGACGTGTTACGCAGCCGGCCAAACTCCTGACACAGGAAATCCTCACGTGTACGTTAAGAGACGTGACGGTACACTGAACTATGGGCTACTAGACGGAGAAAACCTGTCTATCTACGACGCAGGAGGTGTCACATACGTAATAGACGGAGGGTATTATGTAGTTGGTGACTACGACGCTTACAACAACGGAGGCGATCTACTCGCGTGCGGTGCTGATGTCCTAGATGTAGTTGTAGTGCCTTCTGCACTAAGCACATCTGATCAGCTGCTGCTGACGAAGTACATGGCAGCCAGAGGTGGTGTTACACTACCGTGACAACATACTACGTGGACCCATTAGCTTCAGACAACTCTGGAGACGGCTCAAGCGGCGATCCGTGGATGACTGTAACCTACGCTCTCACGCAGGTTGAGACGGGGGACACGGTTATCCTTGCTGACGGTTACTATCGCGAAAACGCTGTAACGGTGGACACACAGGACGGTTTGACGATTCGGTGTCCGACGGGCGGAGCCATATTCACGACGTGGCAGACAGCGCTGGAAACGCTAGCTGGGGGATGGTCAGTAGTTGACGCTGGGAAGAAGATCTACGTGTCTACAGCGTCGTACTCGACTTATCGTGGAGACACGGACGTGAGCGCGTTCGGATACGTAGAATATGAACATAAGCGACACATGCTTATACCATACCAAAACTGGACTTCGTTCAATTCAGCTTTGGATACAGAAGGGGAGTACATAGGTCCGGGGACTTACTACGACCTGGCTGGAGACTACGGAGCAGCAGGATTGATCTATCTGCGACTCGACACGACGGAGCAGATGGGATGGTACGACGTTGACCTGTCTTCACCAGACAGGATTGTGCTCTCGACAAATCCTCCTGTAGTAAGCGCATGGGGAGCAAACGACGTTACATTCGATGGAATCACAGTAGAGATGGGACGAATTCCGATAGGAGACGGGTCTGAAGGTACTACGCTGAGACGCTGCAACGTGCTGTGCCCGTCCTCGGAGAACCTGGATGGCGGGTTCGAGGTGTACGAGCTAGCTCCGAATACTACCATAACAGAGTGTTATGTGAACTACTACCTTCCATCATATGTGACCTGGCAGGACGTAAAGGCATACATATCCAGGTTTAGGCTACAAAATCACGGAATACGAACGCTAGGTCCATCTGGACTTACTGTTGAACGTTGCGTTTTCGTTCGATGCCACGACGCTGTCAACGCAAACCCTGGTCTGTTCGACGCTAGTATCACCGAATGCGTTTTCGCTCGCATCCAGGACGATTGCGTGCAGCTGGGAACCAACTCAGTCGGAGTTGAGATTAACCACTGCATATTCCTGGGGCCAGGAACGTCAGTGTCGAAAAATGGCCAACCTGATGCGCCAACTATAGACGGGCGGGTGTGGATACACCACAATCTTGTGTGGATTGAGGAACCTGGCCTGTTCTATCGCCGCAACTCACTTGGTGGATTCGATGGAGGCGACTCGCGCGGGTACGTAGGGTTCAACGCGCTTGGTGAGCATGCAGGGGATCCGTTGATCGGGAGCCGGATGGTGTACAACAACACGGTTCGTGTGGTGTCGCAAGCTCGCATGGGTCGAGACGCAACTACAGGGATCGCAGGAGTAGACCAGATAGCGAACAACATAGTTGTTGTCGCTCCTCCTCCTGCGATTGCGAACAAACTAGACTCTGGAGCTACGCCAACGAACGAGAACCGTGACGGGAACGTATACTGGCACGAGGCGGACTCGTATGGGTTCGGTCTATCTGGAGACCGGTTCGACGTTGACGGAACGACGTATTCGGACTTCGATGCGCTGAAAGCCGCAACATCATGGGAGGCGAGCGGAGGATACCTTAATCCGCGACTAAACGAACGCAGGATCCCGACCGTTGACCTTTCTAGCTATGGCGCTACCATCAGTGGATCAGGATGGCCAGGAGCAGAAGATACCGTTGGTAGCGGTGCAGTAGAGATGGTGCGCCAGGTGTACTCTGAGGAGTGGATTAGCGCTGATGTGAGCGGGAACAACGTGCTTTCACCATCATCAAGCTCAGATAGTCTGCCAGTGCCTGTGGCTCCAGGCGCTACTGTTACGCTACGAGGAAGGGCACGAAATGGGTCTCTGTCGATGGTTGTGTGCGGTGATGACGGAGAAACAATCGAAGAGATAGATTCAGGAGAGCTGGGGTACCAGTGGCGTAATGTGTCGATCGTTGCGCGGATGCCATCCGAAGCCGCATACGTTCGATCGCGACTCAACGGAGTCGGTGCCATGGCGAGGAACTGCGCCGTCGTGCACGGCGGATAGTGATAGGAACGGTAAAATGATTGGAATCAGATTGGCGGCAGTTATGGCCGCATTAGCAGTGTTGTGTGCGCCGGCGATCGCGCTTGGACAGACCCCCGACTCGGAACCTGGTGAGCTCGTTGAGGCGCTGTTCTCAGCATGGGGTAACTGGACGGTGTTCACTGGGATCGCGATTGCGCTAGGAGTCCACGCATGGAGGCTATTCAAGCCACAGATTTGGGAACAGATCCCAAGCAAGCTACGCCGAGTCATCCCCCCGACTGTGGCTGCTCTAACAACGGTTGCTGCATCTCTCGTTGCTGGTGCATCGTGGGCTGACGCAGGGAAGACCTTCGTGTCGGCGTGGGCCGGAGTACTGTTGACGCAGGACATCGTGATTGCGCTGTTCGGAAACGGTACCGGTAACATCGGATCCACCACGAAGAAGACGATCTCCATCGGACTGGTCTGCCTTGCGCTGCCCCTTGCGCTACTTGGCTGCCAGCCTCCACATAGCGCGGCTGACGTCGAGCGTGCAACCGTGGTTGGATACGCTTTCGCCGTCGAAGCAATCGAGGCTTCGGACAACGTGGCAGCGAACTGGATCGAGTCGCTCGACGAGCCAACAGAGGCGGAGTTGTCGGCTGCAGAGCGAATCGCAGATGTGCTCGTCGAGGCCCGCAGGTTGCTCGTAGTGGTCCGTGAACGCCTACTTGAAGGGGAGGAGGTACTCGACGAGCTACGCAGCGTCATCACCAAGCTGAGCGACTCTGTGCGCCTCCTGGAGGCCTCTGGAGTGAAGATCCCAGACAAGATTCAATCGGCGCTCAATGCAGCGGAAGAGCTGCTTGGAGACCCTCAGTGAGGGGGCTCGCTGCCATACTCACAAATCCGCTCGTGCGCCAGATTGCTCGTCCCCTGATCTCCGATATCGTCGATTGGGTCAGGGGGCGCAAGTGGAAACCTTCATGGCTGTCTGCAGCCGAGAGAGAAATCCACGACTTGAGGACTCCTGTTGCAGTTGCGGATGCTCGGGCCCGAAAAGCCAGAAAGTCTGGATAGGTCAAATGATCACACGTGCTCAATCCAAACGCATCATCGAAGAGGTGCGTGAAAACAGAAGGCGTCTGGACTCGTGTGAGGAGCACGAGTTCGTCTCGACAGACCCGAAAACAGTTGGCGCGAAACACCGCTGTATGAGATGCGGAGGAACCGTCGATCCCATCAACGCCCACTGGTACAGAAGGGGACTGGAGCACGGGAAATGACCATCAGAGAAACGCTGGGCGCAGCTGCCCGCCACCTCGTCGGCGGGACCCAGGGTCGCCGCATCGACGATCCAATCGTCCGCGCCATCACCGAATGTAGGCTAGCAGACGGCTATAGCTCTTGTGCGGACCTACCCCACACGATTCGTTTCCTGGCTGGGTGTCGCAATCGCGTCAACCGACGCGAGTCTGGTAGCCACCAATACGGAACACGCACGATGGCATGGCTCTGCGAGACGGGCCGCGTTGGGACGGCGATGGGGCACCCCGTCGCCGTCGCGCCCCGTGCGATCTCGCGTCTGGAGACTGGCGACACCATCATCCTCGACGTCGGAAACCCGAAGCGAACTCACACGTGTGTCGTGATTGAGCAATGCTCCAACGTGCTCGTCACCGCTGACTACGGCCAGCATCCGCTGCGAGGTCAGAAGCCGTCAGACATCGCATGCCGGGTAGTCAAGCGAAAGCTGAGCGTCCGAGGGAACAAGTTGTGGGCGGGGGACAGGCCAATCGATTCGTGGCTGCCTCTCGAGTCCGAGCTGGCCTGGCAGCGTGCACAGGGGACGCTCCAGGAGGCGATGAGCCTCGATTCGTGGCTGGCGAGGTACGAGATTGTGGGGGGCGGAGAAGTCGCCGCAGACGCCTCATGGATCCCTGGCATTGATGTCTCGGACCTCCAAAGCCCATCCCGACTCGACTACGCTGCAGCCTATTCCGCTGGGTACCGGTGGCTCGTCGCGAAGCTCAGCGACGGGCGGGACATTGACTCGAGAGGGGCTGAGCACATTCGTAACGCACGACGCGCTGGGATGGTGCCAGGAGGCTACCACTTCTTCATCCCGTGGAGAACGCCACGGGAGCAACTCGAGGCCATGCTCGGAGCTGCAGACGCAGCTGACTACGGTCACCATGGAGACCTAATCCCGTGGCTAGATATCGAGAGCTGGCGCGGTGCATCGGGTCAGTACCGCCAGGCTGAGCCGTCGTGGAGTGCGTACTCCGAGGAGCTGGCTGGGCTCATCTCCGAGCATTTCGGTGGCTGCATCGTCTACCTCAACGAGTCGGACTATGCGCTCCTCGGAAAACCAGACTGGATTCGTCGTTACCCGCTCGCAGCTGCCCACTACGGGGTTCCTGCAGGCTCTCCACGCACAGCTGGGGGCATGCAGTGGGCGATCCACCAACACACTGTGGCCCCAATTCCTGGAGTCTACAGCGCACCAGTCGATCAGAGCATAGCTCGGTCTCCGCTGCCTCTCATTGGTTCCGAGTGCCCAGAGCCGACGCGAATCGACCCTGCCGAGATTGAGGTGACACAACTTCGTTTCGACCCTGCCGAACACTGGGCGTATCGCGACCAGGTGATCAGGCAGAAAACCGAGGATGGAAGCTTCGATTGACCTTATCTAGAATTGGGACGATGACGATGCAAGAAAACCGCAGCGTCAAACAACGCGCGAACGTCCTTCTCACGCACGCCAAACTGGCGTGCGATATCTCGGCATGCATCTCGGACCTGTCTTGAAGACGGGCGATGCTTTGATATTACCTCAGCAAGCTTGCTGAGCTTTTTCTCAATTGACTCACCAGCGCCACCTGCCAGATCCAATGAACAGGTCCACGACGAGTTCGCCGGGTTCTGAGCTTTCTTCAGGCTGGACATGTGAACCCAGCCTGAATCATGAGCAGAGCCAGAGCTGCTCGGTCTGTTGCCCGAGTGAGGCGTAGACCAAACTCAACTTCCGCGCGGTCTGAGTAGTCAACAAGACCTGATGAGGCAGGCTCAGGCTGAGCAGAAGATGCTGGAGAGCGAACCGTAGCTGAATTTTGAGAGCAGATTGTCATTTGTCCTCCCACCAGAAAAGCCCGCCCCAGCGTTACCTGGGTGCGGGCTGGAAGGTGAGGAGAGGCCCTCAGGCCTCCGTCCACCCAATCTCGAGGAGGAAGCCGAGTCGAAGCTTCCACTCGGAGTTCGTGATCACGAGGATGTGTCCCTCTGAGTCCTCAACGCGAGTGTGGTCTTCGTCGAAGAAACAGGCGCTGATGGTTACGTCGTTGTGGCTGTTGGTGAGTGTCATGGTCATGGTGTCTCCCTCGCTGATGAGATAACTATGCAACAGGTTGCGTAGTTGCGCAAGGGAGAATCGTCATCACCATGTGTTTTTTTTCTGGTCACGGCAGCGGCAACTGCCGGACCGGGATCAACAGATTCCGGATCGCCATTCGCGGGCCACGCCCGCGCATGCGCGACTGGAGCGTCATTACAGGTCTTTTGTGCGGCTCTTCTCTCGCCAAGAGCCGCGCTGTGTCCGACGGACCAAGGGCATCGATGAGCCTGGGAAAGATTCCCAGGAACAGAGCGTAGTCGTGTCTTGCCCATGCAACGATGCATGCACGGGCAATTCTGTGTGGCTTCACGACCAGTACTCCACCCAGGCATTGGACGTGCAACATCCATTGCACGTCAGGTCTACGGCAAATCGTCCATCGCTGTTTCGCGACGGCACGCGGCCGTGAGCACGGGCGAGCGCGATGAGCGCCGCCTCGGCGGCCTCGGAAGACGGATACCAGGTATCAGTGGACTGCTCTTCGACAGCCCACCTGACACGCAGGACAGCCCCGCCGTCAGGTGCATCCGCGACGTCGCCGTCGCGACCGTTCCGGATTTCTATTCCGGTGCCAGCCCGACGAGCGCGCTCGCCGGCAATCTCGGCTTCTAGAGCCGATAGCCCGTCCAGGCTCATGCTCGAGAGCCTTGAGGCCGGTATCGGAACGGCCACCGCTCCGTCTCGAGTCGGAAGCCAGATCCGCCCGAACTCATCCCGCGCTACGATCATGTGGCTGCTCACCAGCCATCCTTCAGGGGCACCTGACACAGCAATGTATCGGAGTGCGTCGAGCGCAGCCTCATCGCCGTCATACGCGGCGATGGCGAGCGTCTGGAGAATGGCTGGAGTCACGGGTATAGTGGAATCAATCATGACAGTTTTCCTTCCAGGATCCGGATCAGGGTGTTGGGGTGGACTGCGCCCATAAGGCGAAGATGGGAGTGCGCCTCTCTCACCGCAACCTGATGCGCTGGGCCGCCCCATCGCGTGTATTTGAGGGCTGCGAGCAGCTCGAAAGCTGAGTCAAAAACGGTCTCCCCGCGCGCATGTATGCGCGCTTCTTCGTAGAGGCCGTGTGCAGCGAGGTCACGGACTACTCTTTTCTGGTTCAGGTTCATTTCAGTCATTGTCACTTCGCCCCGGTGGGTGGGTTGGGTAGTGCTACCCGAAAAGCCGGCCCCAACTGAATGGGTGCCGGCTGGATGGGGTTTGAAGCGGCTATTCGACTGCCGCTGCCTCGATGGCGTCAATGCAGCGCTCTGCGGCATCGGAGTCGCCGTCTAGTGCTGCTGAACAGAGCTCTGCCTGCTCAGTGTCGCCATGTCGCTCGGCCTCGGCCTGAAGTTGTCGGATGTCCTCATTGGAAACGGAGTCGCGGTCGAATTGGTCCATGTCTTCCTCCCGAGGGCTCCCGTCGCCCTCACACCAGTTACTATGCGACAGGTTGCGTAGTAACGCAACCTAAAAATGCAGTCGGTCGATTCTTTTTTTAGCGCACAGGTACACACATGGCTGAAAACACCATCCCAGCACCTCCACCAGACCCGGTCATGCAGGCAGTAGAGAGGCTCGACGCCAGGCTCGACGCCATCGAACGAACGCAACGCGACCATGGGGAGCTGCTCAGGCTACTGGCTGCAGATGTATCCCAGCTGGTGAGTGGAGGCCGCGTCGAACTGCAGCGAATCTCCACCGTCGAGGGGCGCGTCAGCGAGATCGAGATTCGCGTAGATAGGATTCCGTGTATGCACCCCGCGTGCAACGCCAACGGGGTGGTGAGTTCAGCCTGCCCGGTGGAGCGGTAATGGACGACTCCCCTGCATCTTCTGGACGGTACTCGTTCGTCGAGATTGGGAGGATCGAAGATTCGAGCCATGGGATGGAGGTAATCCCACCGTCGCAGCGTCCGACTCTCGCTGTGGACCGAGCCAAGTCGCTCTACCCTCTAGCAGGTGTTGCTGCTGTCATCACCGCGCTTGGGACAGCGTTTGGGACCGTTGTTGCCGCATTCACCGGATTCTTTCAGCCGGACATGAGCGAGACCAACACTGCTCTGCGTGAGCAGACACAGGCTCTACAGTCCCTCGAGCGGCGTCTCGAGCGGCACGAGCAGAGTCACGTTTTCGACGATAAGCGATGCGAGGATCGGCGTCGCGAAGTAGACCATCGCTTAGATCGCCAACAACAGCAGCTAGACGCGCTGGCGTTACGACGACATGACGGCACCCATTGAACGACTGAACCAGCTCAACAACGGGCTGACCCACAACGTTCCAACAAGCGACGCTACGAACCGATTGTTCGTGGCGATTTTGGTTGCCGACGGCGGGTTTGGTACGACGCGACCGCTTGCTGGTCTGACATACAACGGAAAAACATTTTCTCACGTTGGAGAGCTCAACTCCGACTCGGAGTCGATCGACGTCTGGGTTATCGACGATCTTCCGCTTGCTGCAGGAACCTATGAGCTAACAGGTTCCTTTGACGCTACCCCGTCCACATATCGCCTCGCTGTCTACGAACTACAGGGCTACGTGCTGCCCCATGACGCCTTCGCCACGGTGTTCGGGTATCTGGCAGCACCGTGGACACAAGACCTGGTAGTTAACGAGAACTCGATTGCGATGACGCTTTGCTGGACCAACGTTGCAGCAACTTCATACGGAGACCAAATAGATCTCGATCCGCTCGGGTCAACAGCGGGGAGAGGAGACGTGCTGGTCAGCTATATAGAAAGCGACTCAGCACAGACGCTAACTGTTGGTTGGGAATACGCAGGCACAACGTGGAACAGAACTGTGATGTTTGCGTTCCCTCCAGGAGCAGCAGCGGTTGAGAGAGACATCTTCTTCGACGGTATCCCTGCTGGGAGTGAGATACGAGTATATGAAGTACCGCACGCTGCTAGGTGGATCGTAGACTTTGCAGACCTTACTCCAGCTGATATGGATGGAGTAGGATTTACATTCCAGGTACAGGACGATGGGAGCGTCTCGGACCACAACCTGTGGTTCGACCTTGATGACGGGTCTGCGAACCCTTCGCTAGACGGGACAGCTCACGAGGTTGATGTGAGCACAGGATACGATGATTCTGACATCGCATCAGCAGCACAAACGGTTCTGGATGCGATCTCGAACATCTCTGCCACGGTGAGCGGAACCGAGGTCACAATAACCGGGGACTACAACGGAACCGTTGTTGCTCCTGCGGACGACGAGCTTGTTGGAACTGGGGCGCTGTTCACAATCATCCAGATTGGCGGGACTAGCACTGCAGAGATCACCGGAATTGAGTCTACAACAGGAGACTCATGGACCGGCCTCTACCTTGTAGAACACCCAAGACGCGCGATCATCACAATGATGAACCTAGAATACAAGTTCCTGCGTTATCAGCAAGTTCTACCAACTGCAGGGCTAACAGTTCCTGCTGGAGCCATACTAAGTGAGGATTATGTCTACTCAAACCCTGCATAGTAGCATAGAGATGATTCCGAGAAGACAAATCAGATACATTTGCTTCAGAATACAGTCGGGGACACTAGGAAAAGAAATGCCAAAATGGGCAACGCCTTCTCTTGTCAATGAGATCCGTGCGCATTGTGAATCGTCGCCAATGTTTACCTCGTGGGATGGGTTCACTGTCGAGTGGGACCTTGGAATCGACGACGCTAAAACAATGGCAACAAGGCCAGAAAAGTGGTTTCTTTGGGGCGTCAGAAGAGACCGCGTTGTCCGAGTGAACCGAGATAACCCACGCGACGGGCTGAAGCGAATCGTTGACGCTGGATTTGGCACCAGGCGCCAGTGGAGTGGCAAGTCGCATGAGACGCATCCGACAATGAGGCTGCTTGCTGAAGCCGGCGTCGTGTTCACAGCAGACGACTACAAGCGAATTCTGAACGGAGTTCAGTCGAGGAAGGGCTGGTAGCAAGTGGCACTATTGATTGATCCTGACAGCATCAGCCAGGGCACCGAGGTAACCATCGACGAGACGTCAAGCCCGCCAACAATCGCACTGAACATAGCAGGGAACCTGAGTGCTGACGGTGTGACTGGACAATGCCTGTACTCGTTTCTTAAGGAGGAATGGATTGGGGACGCTACGCTCCCCCCGTATGCATTCCCGATGGACGCAATCACACCGGAGCAGTTCGTATTCCTGGACGACTGGGAGCCAGACAGCGATAGTGTCCGGAAGCTTTTGAGAACATGCGGATGGGCCGAGAAGGATGCCAGTGGTACCACAAAACGCGAGTACTGCGGGATCATCTCAGTTCCTCCGAGTGGGGTTGGTTCCAGCGACCAGCCGTATTACGAGCATGTCGCTTCAACGCCTACCGATTTCACGCACGATGGCGCCGTCAATGAGGCCGTGCAAATCTACGGAGACGCGACGCACGGTGACTTCGACCGTCGGAGCACCGACATCAACGTATTTGCGAGGGAAGAGCAGTACACATACTCCCAGGCGTCTGTTTTCACCAACTACGGTATCAGCTCGCTGTCCACAGGCGTTTATCGCGTTGGGCTATCGACCGCGGCGGACGTCAAGGCGACCGTTGCAGACACTGGAATCGATGCAAACAGCGATGGGACAGCTGACGTTGCGCCATATGCATCAATGGTGTTCCAGCGACACGCCAGCACTCAGTCGATCGCCATGGCTGGTGGTTCCTACAATTTCCGTTGGACGCTGGACTGCAACGGGGCAACGATTGAGCAGGCGTACATGTACCTCGCATGGCTCATGCGCCAGGACGCGGACATTGATGCTGGTGCAGGCACGCTCAACGGAAAGACAGCTCCACAGCTCGCCACGTTCGTCGGCGACACTCTCTACACGGCACAAGTCGCATCAGGAGAGGGATTTGCCCTCACCAACTTCGCAGCTTCGGACATCAATGACGTTGTGTTCGTAGATGATACCGGCGCAGAGCGAACGTTCCCATACACTGCGTCGCTTACGATAGAGTTCTCTGCAGCTCTTCAGGCGGACCCAAACGCTCACTACTGGGTATACCTAACGAGCGAGTTCGGCACGGCAGCGAGCCCCCTAGATGACGCGAGTTCGAACCCGATGGATGACGACGTTGGCGGCTCCGCAAGCGCTTCTCACACATACGACTGGACGTCGAACGGCGACGCAGCAATCACAGTGGTAGCAATCGGGACGACGGCAAAGTACTACAGAACCACCGGAAGCATTCTGCAGAGCACGGAGAACAAGGTTTCTTTGGCAAACGCCGAGGATCTGGTCTATGCGAACCCGTGATTGGAGGCCGGAATGGCCTACGTTTTCGACGGACTAGCAAAAACGATCACGCTCACAGCAGGAACAACGGCGTTCGGTTCCCAGGACCTCTATTCGCGGTGGAAGGACTGGGTGTTAGAGGGGAATGCTTCGTTCTCGAACGCATTCGAGGCCTTCGGTGGGAACGAACTCGGAGGATCCCTGCTGGCTGGAGACTACTATTTCCTCCAGGAAGGGTGGACGATCATCCCCCAGGACGCCGACCACGTTTTGCAGGTAGCAGGAAATCTCTACCCATCAGTTGCTGGCGTCAACATGTTCGGCAGCAGACCTGGAAGAAGCATTCAGGTTCAGCTTAGCCGATCGAATCTGACCCAGACCGTTGCCGTTGGCAGCGGCGTAACACCGTCGGACGTGTCATCGATCGCAACCGCGTCAAGAAACGCAATCCTGTCGGATTCAACACCGTTTGCTGGTGGGAACATCGACGCTGCTATCTCATCGCTTGTCGGGCAAGGGCTGACAACCGAACAGTCAAACATTATTACGCAGCTTCAAACTCTAGTGTCTGAGATGCATAGAATCACCGGACTTGATTCTGGTGCGCCGCTCAATGTCAGCCAGACCGAGAGATCGGCTGGAGACATCACGATCAACCTGTCTGAGGACAATGGCACGGTTACTGCGGAAAGGGCTCTGTAGATGGCCATGACCAGATCGGAGGCGCGGATCTTCCTTACGCGAGTGTATCGAGAGGCTAGAGCATTGCTGAACGAGCATGCTCCAGAAGCGTTGTCGATGATAGAGCGCAGGACGATCGGTGTTAGGAGAAGGACATTTGAGGAGAGGAAGGCGATAGTTCAACTTGCTAGAGCAATCGACATGTCGTGGATGCGCCAAGCGTCTAGACTCAAAGGGCAGTGCGAGGACCAAAGAGACTCATATACGATAGAACAAGTTCCACAGACAGTAACACGTCAGACTGTTCTCGCAGCAGCACGAATGGGAGCAGGCGATTGCGCAGAAATAGCGCATTCAGAGAGAGTCTTCCATAACAACAGGATTGACAGGATGAACGAAGCTCTGGATGTTCTAGGGATTGACCTATAATGGCAATTGTTCCGAGAGCAATTGCTGTAGATGGGTACGGGTACGGACCCATCGCGATTGCCACGTCCGGCCTGGTCGTGGAAGTCGATCAGCAGACCAGACCAGTTGTCCACGATCGACTCGAAGTCGACGGGACGTACCGGCTACTTGAGCTTGCTGGTGCGCACTGGGCGCTGAGCGTTAGCGGTTTCCCCATCGTCCTCAATGTGTCTGGAAGTGACCATGAAACCTCGGTCGAAGGCAGCGAGGCCGAGCTGGACGTCGAAGGCGAACAGGAATCGCTGGACGTTGCAGGCAACGAATATGACCTACTGGTGGAGGACGACGAAGAATGATCTCGACGATTGACGGAATCGTG